TACAACCTCGTCAAGTTGTAGGACACGGTGGCTGACCTGCGGTCTTGGTCAAGCTTGGTCGAGATTGACCATAAACCTTGGCCAAGCTTGCGTCAACTTCGCCCTGCTTTCCCCAGATGCGGGCGCCACACGGGCGCCAGAGATGATCTACCCCTGACCGTCGGATAGCCTGCGCAACGTTCGACGATCAAGGGGGAAGCATGTCCACACCGCCGTCGGGATACGGACCACCAACCTGGGGGCATCCCGCGCAGCCTCCTCAGTTCCAGCCGCCGCGCCGCCGCCGCGGCTGGGTCCTGCCAGTCGCCCTCGGCGGCGGCGCCTTCATCCTGATGGCCGCGCTTCTCACTACCTGCGCGGTAGCGATCGGCAACAGCGCCCAGAAGGCGAACGACGCGCTCGCGAGCTACACCCCGGCACCCGCTTTCAGCGCACCCGCTGGAGGGCCATCGGCGACGGCGGCCGGCGGGCAGAGTGGCGGCCTGTTCGGCTCGCTCGAACACCCCGAGGACGTCGAACTGCTCAACTGCACCCGCTCCGCCGGACTCGGCTGGGCCGGTGTCGACGTGAAGGTCACCAACCGGTCCAGCAAGCCGAGCACCTACTACATCAAGATTGCCTATGCCTCACCAGACGGCTCGGTCAGCTACGGCGAAGGGTGGGTCAACATCGACACGCTGGCGCCCGGCCAAGTCACCACGCGCAACGCCTTCCCCGGCCAGGAGGTCCCGGCGGGCAAACCGCTGTCCTGCTCACTCGCGAGCGCGAGACGGACCGCAGCCTAGGGACTCGCAGCTTGGCGCACGTTCGTGCCCTCCAGGTCTCCGCCGAGGTAGCCGGCCCAACCCTCGTCCCAGAGGCGCTGGAGGTCGGCCCGGATCTCCGCCCGGTCGGCGGCACTGACGAGCTGGTAGCCCTCGGTCGTGTCGGCCGGGGCGTGGCCGAGCATCTCCTTGAGCGCCCGGCGCGGCCATCGCTGCCCCCAGCTGGCCAAGCTGTGGCGCAGGTCGTAGGGCGTCCACTCCGGATGTCCCAACTCCTTCCCCGCGTCCTTGAACATCGACCAGTAGTCGGGGTGCTGTACCGGCTGGCCGGTACGGCCGCCGAAGACGTATGGCCTCCCGGACGCCATGCGGACAGCGATGATGTCGGCGAGCGGCTGGATCAGCTCGATCAGGCGTGCGCCAGCCTCGGACTTCGGCTCGCCGTGGTACAGCTCGCTCTTGGGCCCGTCCGGCTCTGGCTGCTCCTTCGGCCCGCGCTTAATGGGCTCGACGACCTGGATCGCGGGCGGCCGGCGCATGAGCTTTACCTCCTGCGGCCGGCGCCGTAGACCTTCCAGCTCCTCGGGTCGCGCGCCGGTGAAGCCGAGCACCAAGGTCAGGTCCCGGAAGCGTGCCCGCCGCTCTGGGACGGTGAGCACCGGCTTCCCGGTGCGCTCGTCGCGCCTCGGGTGGCGGCCCTCGGTGGCCTTGCCGATCTGCTCAGCGACCGCGACCACTTGAGCCGGAGTCAGCAAGTGTGCCGGCCGCACGGTCGCGATCCGCGGCACCGACGGCCGCTTCAGCCCATCACACGGGTTCGTCTCGATGATCCCTTCGAGCTTCGCCGCCGTGAAGATGCTGTCAACCAGGCTGAGGATGCCAGCCACCGTGCCCGGCGCCGGCGCCATGCCTGTGCGCTCCCGTGGTGTCCGCTTGAGCCTCGTGTACCAGCCCTGCATAGCGATGTGACGGACCTCGGCTACACCGAGAGAGCCAAACTCGCCGAGGAGATCATGCTCCAGCTTCTGCCGGTAGTTCTCCCTGACCCGTCGGTCGAGGTCCTGCGCGGCCAGCCAGATCTCCGCCCACTGGCGCACCGTCTGACCCCGAGGCCGGACCTGTAGGTGAGTGGTGTCGTACCGCTCGTAGGGGTCGCGCGGCGGGTCCTGGCGCAGATCCATCTTGGCTAAGACCTGGCACTCGACTGCCTCGTCCCAGGTGTCGCGCCACCAGTACCAGCGCCGCCGGGCGCCGTTGATGTTCTTCGAGACCGTGATCTTGAATGGGCCGACCGCGTTCTCATCGTTCGGCGAGATCGCCACCGGTCATCAGCCTTGCTTCTCGATCAGTGCGAAGCAGGCGCGAGCGACGTCTCGGACCACAACGCTCAGTGGTGGCGGATTGCTGGGATCGATCGTGAAGGTCGCCGTGTCGGCCGCACCTGCCCTGGTCACCATCTCCCCCTGAAGCCAGGTCTCGCCCGGCAGATGACGCTCCGTAACACGTACCTTCTGCATCCCGAGTCCCCACATCTACTCCACAGCGGTCTAGTGGAGCGGCCGGGACATTGCGCCCGCGATGGCGTACGACGCAAGACCCCGATCGGCGCGTTGCCACAGCGTTGTCAAACCGGAAGTATGTTCCACTTATTTTGCCCGGCTTTGCCGGGCTCTAGCCCGCGCGTCTGCCAGGTATTCGGCGACCTGAAAGATCTCCTCGGGTGTCGCTCCGGCCAGCCCTTCGAAGATCTGCCCATGCGCCACGTTGACACGAGCGGTGATGGCCGCCTCAGGGTCAGGCTGCTCGCCGGGGCGAGCCCGGCGGAGTGTCGCAGCTCCTGCGAGGACGTCATCACAGGCGAACTCGGCGAGACCGAGCACTCTCTCGACGTTGCGGAGCGTCTTGTCCCAGACCTTCAGGCCCTTGATCAGGTTCTGGTAGGTATCCCAAGATCCTCCCCCTAGCTCCTTCTTGCTCTTCCCCTGCCGCTGGCGCTCCTGCTCAATCAGTCGCGCGAGTCGGGCCCGGGCCTCAGGCGAGTACTGGTCGGTTGGCACACCGGGATGGTGGCATGAGACCAAGGTTGGCCCAACTAGTCAGCCCTGCGCCAACAACTCTGCCTAGCTTAGCCATCCTTGGGCAGCCTTGACCATCCTTGGCTTCTCTATCAGCCAACCCTGGTCTATGTTGGCAGGGTGCACGAACCAACCTCGACCAAGGTCGACCGTGAGTACTCCATCGCAGAGGTGATGGAGATCACAGGGATGCCGGACAAGCGGATCCGCGCGGAGATCAAGGCCGGCCGCCTTCTCGCTCGCCGCATCGGTACGGCACGGACGGCCGCCTGGGTGATCTGGGAGTCCCATCTCATCGCCTATCAGCAGCAGATCAAGGCGGAGCAGGAAGCCGAGAACCCACAGGTGTCCAAGCGGCCGGCTCGTGGTCGCCGCGACCGCGCCAAGGCCGCCGCCTGACCTCCCCACACAGCACAACGCCCCGGCCGCGCGAACGACCGGGGCGGAACCCCATCCCCCAGGACAGGAGTGCAATGACCACCGTACAGGCCCTCACCAGGGCCAGACCAGCGCCACTGCTCGGCGCCTACTGCCGCCGCGCCGTCGGCGTCGTGGACGAGCTGGAACGCGCCGCCCAGCTCGCCGAGTGCGACTACGACGACGAGGGCGCCGTCGACATCCGCCGCGCCGTTATCGACGCGGGGGACTGGGCGCGCGATGTCGACGCGCTGCTCCGCTGGGGCAGCCGGGACGTCGAGCGGGCGGCGACGGCGCGGACGTGGGGCGAGATCAGCGACCACCTCGACCTGCGCGCGCAGATGGTGGAGAACCTGAAGCGGCGGCGGACGCCGGGGCAGCCGTGACGGCGACACTCGGCATTCCACGGCCCGTCCTGCCCGCGGACGCCCCCCGCGCCGAGTGGCTCGAGGCGCGGCGCGACGGCATCGGCGGTAGCGACATGGCCGCCCTCGTCGGCCTGCACCCGTATAAGACAGCACTGCACGTCTACCTCGACAAGACCAGCGACGACCCGCCTGATGACACCGCCGGCGAGGCTGCGTTCTGGGGCAGCGTCCTCGAGGCGCCAGTCGCCGAGCACTGGGCGCGGCTGCACGGCAAGTTCCTGACCGAGCCCGGCCTGGTCGCCCACCCCGACCGGCCATGGATGCTCGTCACCGTCGACCGGCTGGTCTACCCCCAGAGCTTCAGCGGCCTCGGCCGGTACGACGACGGCCAGCTCATGCCCGAGGCGATCTACGAGGGCAAGACCGCCTCCGCATGGAAGCGCGACGACTGGGACGGCGACCGGGTCCCCGACCACTACCAGGCCCAGTGTCAGTGGGAGATGGCCGTCTGGGGCCTGCCGCGGGTCCACATCGGCTGCCTGCTCGGCGGCCAGCGGTTCATCGAAGCGACCGTCGAACGCGACCAGCAGGTCATCGACGGGCTTATCACCGTCGGCGCCGAGTTCTGGCAGCGCGTCATCCACCGCGACCCGCCGTCGCTCGAGGGCGAGCCGGTCGGCCCGGCGCTCGACCTGCTGCACCGCATCCACGGCACCGACAACGGCGAGGTTGTCGACCTCGGCGACGCCGGCCTCGAGGCGCTGGTCGACTACCTCGCCGCGAAGGACGCCGAACGTGCCGCCAAGGCCGAGGCCGACGCGGCGAAGGTCCGCCTCTGGGAGCTGCTCGGCGACGCGACGACCGGCCAGGTCGACGACGTCGACGTCGTCCGCTTCGCGACCGAGCCCCGCGCGGGACACACCGTCGCCCCCTCCATCCCACGCGTCCTGCGGCCCAAGCCGAAAGACCTCGCACGTGTCCTCGCCGGGCGCCAGACCGAACGGACCGAAGCATGACCAACTCCGAAGGGCTGCGCGGCGCCGTCGCGCAGCGCGCCCAGCAGGCACAGGTCGCCACCCGCGAGCAGAAGGCGCCGCTCACCATCCGCGAGCTGTTCGACCTTCAGCGCTCCGAGATCGCCCGCGCCCTGCCCCGGCACATGGACCCCGACCGGCTGATCCGGATCGCGCTCACCGTCATCCGCACGACACCCAAGCTCGGCAACTGCACGTCCGAGTCGCTGCTCGGTGCGCTGATGCTGTCCGCGCAGCTCGGCCTGGAGCCCGGACCGCTCGGGCACTGCTGGTTCGTCCCCCGCCGCAACAAGAAGCTCGAGGACCAAAACCAGCCGGTGAACCGCCGACGGCAGGTCTTCGAGGTCAACTGGCAGCTCGGCTACGTCGGCATCGTCGACCTCGCCCGCCGCTCCGGCCAGCTCACCGACATCCGCGCCGAAGTCGTCCGCGAGAAGGACTACTTCGAGTACCAGGACGGCTTCGACCTGCGGCTCACCCACCGTCGCGAACTGCGCGAGGACCCCGGCGAGATGTGGTGCGCCTGGGGCGTCGCGAACCTCGCCGACGGCGGCCGAGTGCCGATGCTCCTGTCCAAGCAGCAGATCATGCAGCGCAAGGCGCTGTCTGACTCGCGGAACTCCGAGTTCTCCCCGTGGAACCGGCCCGAGTCCGAGCCGGGGATGTGGCGGAAGTCCGTCATCCGCGCCATGCGGCCCTGGCTGCCCACATCCATCGAGTTCGCCGCCGCGGTCGCCGCGGACGACCGCACCCACCACGGCACCAGCCCCGACCTCGACTACCTCTCCTCCGGCGCGCTGGACGACACCGACGTCATCGACGCGGACGACGACGAGACGCCGGCGTTGCCCGCTCCGGTCGACACCGGCGGCGCCAACGCGGACGACGACGACTACACCGACGAGCGCACGCCCGACGAGATCGCCGAAGCGGCGGCCCGCGCCCAGGGCGGCGTGCAGTGAACCCCTTCGACAAGCCGTGGCTCGTCGCCCCGCCCGCCCGGGTCTGGCCGGTCGAGAACGTCGTCCGCGAGCCCGACGAGCTCCACGTCGCGGCGGCACTCAACCGCGCCACCGCGCCCGACGACGAGCCGACGGCCGACGAGCTGGCCGCCGTTGCGGGGTGGTGGGGATGAGCACGCAGGTCATCTACAAGCACTCCCTCAACCGCGACGTCCTCGCCCTGCCCGAGGGTGCCCGCGTCATCCACTCCGGCCTCGACCCGAGCGGCGTCCCGTGCCTGTGGGAGATCCACGACGTCGACGCTCCCGTCGGCCAGCCGCGCCGGTTCACCATCGCGGGCACCGGCGAGCCCTTCCCGGGCGGCACCCATCTCGGGACGTGGATCGCCACTGGCCTCGTCCTGCACCTGTTCGAGCTGCCGCCGGGCGGTGGCCAGTGACCACCATCGGACCGTTCGGCCTCGAGCGCGCCGAGGCTGTGCGAGTCGAACAGGCGGGGCTGGTCAGGGCCATCGTCCGCTTCGCCGAGCTGGTCGCCGACGTCCGCGCCGAGCAGGCGGTGCAGCGCGTCCGCGCGCAGGAGAGGCGGGCGGCATGAGCGCCGACACTGCCGCGCTGTTCCGGGCGGAGGGGCAGCGCGACCAGGCCCGCGCTGAGCGGGACGCGGCCAACGCCCAGTGCGCCAAGACCGTGCGCGAGCGGGAGCAGGACCGCGACCAGATCGTGCGCCTGCTCGACCTGAACAACCAGGCCGAGAACGAGAACAGCCGGCTGCGCGCCGCGCTGGAAACCGCCGAACGCTGGCTGCGCACCATCTCCGTCAACCCGCAGGGCTGCGCCCACCCGCAGTGGGCACGAGAAGCGCTCGACGACGTGGCCAGCGCCAAGGCGGCGACATCGTGACCGGCCGCCACCGCGCCGAGCACGTCGAGCTGCGGCTCCTCGTCGACCGCGTCCTCGCGGACGACCCGTACACCGACCCGCCGCCCCCGGCCCGCTGGGACCAGCCGACCGGCCGCCGGCACCTCACCCGCCGCGGCGACCTGCCCGCCACCGGCTGGGACCAGGCCGCCGTACCGGCGCGGCCACCCGTACCGCCACCCGGCGAGGGCATCCGGCTCACGCCAGAGCAGCAGGCGCTCTACGACCACATCGCGCCCCTGCTGCTCGGACCACCCCCCGCCCCGGTAGCCACCCCCAGCGCGCCGCCGTCCGACTCGGAGACGACCGGCTCGTTCTCGCTCGCCGAACTCGGAGCGGCCACCGGAGCCACCCTGCTGCCCGCAAGCCTCGCCGGTCCCGACCCAGAGCCAGAGGCGCTCTCACCCTGGGAGCACAGCGGCCCGCTGCCGATCCTGCCCCCGCCCCGGCAGGACACCGCGCCGTCGTTGGCCTGGCCGGCCGCCCTCGCCGCCCTGGTCGTCCTCGTCCTCGCCGCCGCCCTGACCGTGATCGCACTCGCACCCGGAGGCGCCTGATGGCCACCGCCACGACCGCCCACACGGCGCGGAAGCCGCAATGGTGCGACGACCACGACAACTGGCACGGCGCACGCGTGATCAGGCCCGGCCACCGGTACCTGCGCCACGTCGCCTTCCCCGGTGACGACGCGAACGGCGGCAAAACGCCGTGGGTCCTCAAGCAGTGCATCGCCTGCGCCAACCGCTACGACGACACGCGCGGCACCGTCGTTGGCGGGGCGTGCTCAACCCTCTGCTGCGGCTGGGGCGAGGAGATGCCCTGCGCCCTGCCGCTCGGCCACGAGGGTGACCACTCCTGCGTCCGGTGCGCCTTCGCTGACAAGCCGGCGCTCGTCGCCACCTGAGACCGCCCGGCCGCCGCTCCCCCGACGGCGGCCGGGCTCACACTCACGAGAGGAGGAGCCGTGGCAGACGGTGACGCCGCCCGCAGCCTGCTCGCCGACATCGCCGACCGGGCCCGCAACCGACGCGTGCAGCTCGGCCGCCTCACCGACGGCGGCCCGATCCACCTCGCGATGTGCGACGCCCAACGCGCCGACCTCGCCCTCATCCAGCTCCTGGTGCTCGCAGCCAGCCCGACGCGGACCAGCATGGACGCCGTCGCCGAGCAGGTCATGGCCGTACGGACCGGCCGCTGGGACGCGGCCAGTCTCCTGCGTGAGGCCGACCGGCTCGTCGGACTGCGCGTCGCCGGACGGCCCGCATGACGCCGTGCTATTCCGACGAGCCGGTCGTGCCCGTGACCCACCTCCCCCTCGGCCCCATCGCCCCCGGCACCATGCCCGCCCCCTGGATCCCACCCGCTCCGCTCTGCGACGGCACCTTCGACGAGCCCTGCGGCCACCCCACGACCGGCCACAGCCCCGCCGGCGGATGTCTGCACGAGGGGCCCGTCGTCGACGAGGACGGCGGGGAGCGGGTCGGCTTCGACTGCGGCTGCCCGGTCACCTCGGCGGGGACGCTCATCCTCGGCCGTGGGCCCTGGCCGGTGCCCCGGTGAAGCCGCCGTTCGCCTACTACGGGGGGAAGACGACCATCGCCGAGCGCATCGTGTCGCTGCTGCCCGCCCATGGTCACTACGTCGAGCCGTTCGCCGGGTCGCTGGCCGTCCTTTTCGCCAAGCCGGCCAGCGCGATGGAGACCGTCAACGACCTCGACGGCGACCTGATGACCTGGTGGCGCGTCCTGCGCGACCGCCCCGACGAACTCATCCGGCTGTGTGCGCTGACCCCGCACTCGCGTGCGGAGCTCGAGGCCTGCCGCGAGCCGGCCGGCGACGAGCTGGAGCAGGCACGCCGCGCCTGGGTCCGGATCGCGCAGGGCCGCACCGGCACGCTGCGCAAGACCGGATGGCGGCACTTCGTGAACCCGTCCGGATCGAGCACGTCAATGCCCGACTACCTCGAGGCCTACGTCGACCGGATGGCGTCCGCCGCCGAACGGCTCGCCGCGGTCTCGCTCGAATGCCTGCCGGGCCTCGAGGTCGTCGCGAAGTACGGCGCCGAGCCGGAGTGCCTGCTCTACGTCGACCCGCCCTACCTGGGGTCGCTGCGGCACCGGAACTACCAGACCGAGATGGGCGGCGCGGACGACCACCGCGCGCTCGCTGAAGCGCTGGGCACCGCTCGAGGTGCTGTCGTCCTGTCCGGCTACGACTCGCGGCTGTATCGCGAGCTGTACGCCGGCTGGGACCGACTGACGATCGAGACGCAGACCTTCCAGGGCAACAAACGCAGCGAGCGGACCGAGGTGCTGTGGTTCAACCGGCCGCTCGGGCGCGACCTCTTCACGGGACTGGAGAACGCCCACGAATAGCGCCCGCAAACGCCGCTCCCCGCCGCCGGAAAGACGCGCGGGCGAGCGGCATGCGCGCGCTCGGAAAGCGCGCGAGAAGCGCACGGCGAATGGTGTGGATGTTGTGTGGGAGGTGGCGTGACGACACGGGCCCTGACCAGGGCAAACCGGACGGGGCGCGGTACGATGTTGACGGCCAGAAATGGCACCGGCCCCGAGATGTCTGGACCATCTCGGAGCCGGCTGGACGAATCCCGTTCGCAGCGGGAGACGCCCCGCACCACCCCGACTGTTAGCGCCAGAAGGGAAGATGCAGTGGCTATTTTGCCATGCCTTTCAACGACGGTGCGCGCCGACGCGGCGCCCGTCACCCAGCGTCGCGACGACGACGACGCCCTACGCCGCGAGCTGGCCGCAGGCTGGCCCCGGTGGGGCCAGAAGCCGGTGCCGCCACTCCGGCCCGACCAGCAGCGCGACCTGTGCGCCGTCATTGAGACGCTCGCCGAAGCCGTCGCTCCCGGTGGACGCCGGTGAAGATCGTGCGCAGCCCTCGCCCGGCAGCCGGCTTCCTCCAGGTCGACAACCGGGTCCTGCGCGACGACCGCATCTCCGACCGCGCCCGCGGCCTGCTCCTGCGCATCCTGAGCTACCCCGACGGCTGGGAGACCGACTCGTCCCGCCTGTCCGAGGGCACCAAGGAAGGCCGTGACGCCATCCGCGCCGCCATCCGTGAGCTGGAGACCGCCGGCTACTGGGTGCAGTCGAAAACGCAGGGCGCACGCGGCCTCTGGTCAACCACCGCGCAGGTCTTTGATACGCCCGTCGATGGCTGGCCCGCCGATGACACCGGCGCCTGGAAACCCGTCTCCGGCGACCCGTCGTCGGGAGCAAATCCGCAGGTCGCTCCGACGCCTGGAAACCCGTCTTCGGACGGAAACCCGACGCCTGGAAACCCGTCTTCGGTCCCACCTGCGGAAACTCCGGACAGTGGCCAGATCGACACGCCAGCCGAAGCCTGGAAAACCGACGCCGGATTTTCAGGCGCTACTAAGAAGGACGGTTACGAAGGACGTAAGACCACAGATCCTTCGGATCTGTGTGTGCGCGACGAGCGCGCAGACACACACACCGGGACGGGTGCGTCGAAGCCCAAAGCCGCCCCGAAGCGGGCCACCCGCCTGCCCGATGGCTTCGCCCTCGATGAGGGTCGCCGCCAGTACGCGATCAACAAGGGCGTCCCGCCTGTCGCCGTCGCCGAGATGTTCGAGCACTTCACGAACCACCACGGCGCCAAGGGCAGCGCGTTCATCGACTGGAACCGAGCGTGGATGACCTGGGTGCAGAACTCCGGTCGCTACGGGCCGCCTGGCGGGCGCGGTGCCGTGAGCGTTCGCGGTGGGCCGCCCAGCCGGCCACCCGTCTCTGCCGCCGCCGAGCGTCAAGCCGCCCTCGACGACCTCGAACGCGAACTCCGCGGCGAGCCGCCCATCCCCGCTGGCGACGTGATCGAAGGAGTGATCATCCGATGAACCGTGAAGACCTCGCCGGGTTCTTCCGGCTGATCGACAACTACTCGCCCGGCTTCGCGTCCAAGGACCGCCTGCGCGGCCTCACCGAGGTCTGGCCCATCCAGGTGCACGAGATCCCGGTCGAGATCGCGACCGCCGCCGTCCACGCCCACTACGCGACCGAGACCCGCTGGATCATGCCGGCCGACGTCCGCCGGTACGCCGCCGCCAAGGCAGGCATCCTGCCGCCCGACGCGGCCACCGCGCAGGCACAGGCCGTCGCGCTGAACAACTGGTACGGCCCGGTCGGCAGCCAGCCGCGCGGCGAGTACCCCGACATCCACCCCGCCGTCCTCGCCGCGATCCGCGCGGCCGGCGGCGTGGACACCGCCGCGAACCTGCGCCCGTACGACTGGCGGGCCGCCTACGAGCCGCAGGCCAAGGCGTGGGAGACCGGCGCACTGCACCCCGGCGGCATCACCGCCGCCCGCGGCGCGATCGACGCCGGCCGCCCGCAGCCACGGCCCGAGCTGGAGCCGGCCGGACCGCCCGAGCCGCGCCGGCACCTACGCATGGTCGGCGACACTCCCCGCCTCGATGAGGCGATCGCCGAACTCGGCGAGGACGCCCGCTTCCTGCTCCCGCGCGGCATGTCCCTCGGTAGCCGCCTCGCGCGGTCGGCGCTGCTCGGCCGGCTCAACGGCTTTGGCTGGGCAACCCGCCCGGACCGGGCGCTGCGCGAGGCCCGGCAGGAGATCGCCCGGCACTCGACCAGCCAGAGCGCCGCCGACTTCGAGGCCAACCGCGCCGCCCAGCTCCGCGCGCTGGAGGCGTTCATGGAGGCCGGCAATGGATGACGAGACCCAGGCCGCCGAAGCCCTCGTCCGCTGGTCGCACACCGCCAGCCACCGCAAGCCGCGCGGCGAGCGGACCTACCCGCAGACCGACGAGGGCGACCTGGCCGCGTGGCTCGACCGGCTGTCGGCGCAGATCGCCGAGGACCGGGCCGAGGCTGCGCGTGGTCGGCGGCGCACGACGACGTGGAAGCCGAGGGAGGCAGCGTGACCGCCTACCCGACCGTCACCGAGTGCGCCACCTGCGGCGCCCTGGAGACCGCCCACGAGATCCGCGCCGACGGCACCCGCGGCAAGCGCCTCGGCATGGTCGCCGGCTCCACCAGCAACGTCGCGTGCCCCGGGTTCGTGGCGGGGGCGACGATCGAGCTGGTACCGGCGGGGGTGCTGCGGAAGCGGCTAGACGCGGTGCTGGCGCTCACGCTGCCCGACTGCCCGCCCGGCCTGGGCGAGGACTTGGAGCCGATGTGGGCGCTCGGGTACGCCCACGCGCTCACCATCGCCAAGCAGACCGCGCGCGGCGAGCGAGGCACGACGTGAGCACCGGCGACCAGCGAGCCGACGCCTGGCTCGCCGGCTACCGCGACGCGCTGACCGAGCCGGCGCCAACCCTCCGCGCGACCTTCGCCCCGTTCCTGCGCTCGGCGCCGATCCGGCCGCTCGACGTCCCCGCCGACCAGGCCGCCGCCCGCCGCGCGCTGCTGGACCACCTCGTCCCCTACGCCGGCTACAACGTCGACGTCACCGTGTCCGCCGACTTGCGGCACGGCTCGGTCTGGGTTGGCAACCACGGCGCTGACCAGGGCTGGACGATCACGCTTGAGCCGGTGGCGACGTGACGACCCCGGCCCGTCCCGCCCGCCCGCCGTCGCGCTGGGACGACCGCACCTGCGGCGCCGCCGGCTGCACCTGCCACCACGACCCCGACCGGGAGTGGGACCACACCGACCCCGACGACCAGCCCTGCGACCGCGGCCAGCGACCCGCCGGGCCGTTCCAGACCACGCCAGGGGTCCACGGGCCCGGCTACCACCAGCGCGGCTCGACGCCCAGCGAGGACGGCGTGACGCCATGCCCGACCTGCCAGACCGCCCGCACGCGAGCACGAGAGGCCAGCCAGTGACCGAGACGCCCGGGCCCGCCAGCCCCGCAACCCTCCACGAGTGGGCCACCGTCGCCCGCATGGCCGCCGCATGGATCTTCGGGGCGGGGACGGTTCTCGCCCTGTCCGGGATCTTCGACGTCGTCCCGCCGTGGTGGACGTGCTGGCCGTTCCTCGTCGCCGGCTGGCTCTCGAACCGGTACGCCCGCCGGCTGGAGCGTCAAGCGCGGGTCGGTGAGCGATGACCACGCCCGACGCGACGCTCGCCGAGCTGGAAGCCTGCCTCGCGCGCCGTGAACGGATCATGTGGCCCGCGCTGCTCAGCCAGGCCGTGCTCGCCGTCGTACTTCAGGTGCTCGCCCAGCTCAAGGCGGCAGTGGCGTTCTGTCCGCTGCTCGTCGTCTGGGCCGCCATCGTGTGCGTGTTCGCGTGGGCGATCACCGTCTGTTTCCGGCTACAGCGCCGTACGCACCGGATGCGCATGGCCGGCTACGACCGGACCTTCGGCGGCCCCCGGTGAACGCCGAGCGCCGCGCCGCCATGGCGCCCCTGATGGGCCTCGACACCGGACCCCAGCCCCTCACCCCGCCACGGCGGATCCGCACGCTGACGGCCCGGCTGGGCGGCACGGCGATGCTCGTCGCCGTGCCCGCGACGATCGGCGGACTCGCCGGCGGGGCGATCGCCGTCTGGCTGCGGCTATGGGGGTGGCTGTGATCCGCACCCTCACCGACGCCGAGCGGGTCAACGCACTCCTGGAGGAGGTCGGCCGGCTCCACGAGCGCCTTGACGGGCAGGCCGCCACCATCGCCCGCTACCAGCAGCGCATCGCGTCCGCTGGCGGTAACCCGCTGGAGCCCGTCGACCTGGCGATCGAGCGGCGCCAGCACGAGCGCACCCATGAGGTCCTCGACGCCGTCAAGGACGAGCTGCTCGTCGCCGAGACGGCCAACGAGACGCTGCGCACCGAGCTGGCCGAGGCCAACAGCCGCGCGAAGCGAGCCGAGGCCGAGGTCGAGGAGTGGCAGAAGACCCTGCGTATCTGTCGCGAGGAAGCCAGCAAGGGCGCGGCCCGCGTCCGGAAACGGCACGCCGCCGAGCTCGCAGAGGTCCGCACCGAGCTGGAGCAGGTCCGCGCCACCCTGGCGCCGCTCTGGCCCGGCGGCGACGTCGACAGCGCCACCGCACTGGCCACGGCGACCGTCCTCGCGCTCCAGGGGCACCGGGCGTCCGAGGACGAGCGGCAGGCGTACGCCGGGCTGGAGCCGGTCACGCGGCCGAGCTTCGTCGACGTGTGGACCGACGAGACGTTGCTGGAGCGGCGGCCGTCGCTGTGCTTCACATTCGGCCAGGCGCTCGGCGTCGGGATCGGCGGGGTCGTGCTCGGTGTCGCCAGCGGTGCTGTCGCCGTGATCGGGCTCGTCGGGCGGTGGCCATGGTGAACGACGAGCGGCACTGGCTGGACGGCATCGACGCGGCGGGCGTGGCCGCCATCGCCGCTGAAGCCGGAGTGACGCTCGTCCCGGGCGCCGCGCAGCACATCGCCGAGCAGGTGGCCTTGGCTGGCGAGGAGGACGAGATGCAGCGGCTGCGGGCCCGCGTGGCCGAGCTGGAGGCGGCGAACAGGCTGCTGACGGCCAGGCTTGCCAACGCCAACGCCAGGACCGCCGATGCAAGAGCGCAGCGCGACGAGGTCACGCGTGCCCTGATGACGACCGACTACTTCCCCGTCCCGGGCGTCACCCAAGCGTCCGTCGACGAGCTGCTCGGCGCCGCACCGGACTGGACCGGCGGCCTGTCGGTCGATGAGCACATGGCACGGGAGCGCGACGAGAGCGAGGCGCCGTGATCCGCCGCCGACCGGGCGGCGAGTGGTGCGTCGCCATCACCCCGCCCCTGCCGACCGCCGGCGAGCTGGAGCGGTGGGGCGCCGTCGCCGAGCTGCGGGCGCTGCTCGCGCGGGTCGAGCGGATCACGACGTACGGGACCCAGCGGCGGCCCACCCACCCGCTGGATGGCGGACTCGCCAGCGGCCTCGTCTTCCCGAGGCGGACGCCGTGACCGGGCTTCCCGTGCCCGACGCGCAGCACCCGCCGCTGCACAACCTGCTCGCCTGCACCAACCCGAGCCCGTACGGCCTGGACTGGTGGCTCTGCCCGCCCGCCTGCCGGTACCGGGCCTGGGGTGAGCTGCACAGCCCGAGACGACCGACTGGGGAGGCATCCCGATGACTCTCCGGCGGGCGACGACGCTCCGCGTCTGCTTCGACCCCGGCTGCCCGTCCGGCGCCTACGTCGCGCCGGACCCGGACGAGGAGGACCGCGGCTGCCTGGCGTGCGGGCAGCCCGAGGACGAGCACGAGACCGACGCTGACCAGCCCGAGGAGGCCCCGACCGCGTGAGCAGCCAGCCCGAGACGCTCGCCGAGCTGTGCGCCGACGTCGCCCGGCTCTACCGAGAGCTCGCCGACGCCATCACCCCGGCCGCCGCCGTCGACCGCAGCATGGCCCGCGACGCGACCGAACGGTGGTGCCTGCTGCACCGGCACCTGCTGCCGTACGGGCCGGTCGACATCCGCCGGCACGTCGTCGGGCCCAAACCGACCGTGGCGGCCTCGCTGATGGCCACGGCGCGGCCGGACAACGGTGCGCGGCGCGGGGTGCCCGGGTCGAGGCCGCCGCTGTCCGGGCCGGCTCTCGACGCGCTCGTGGCGCAGGAGGACATCTGGAAGGTGACCGTCGACCTCGCCAACGACCTCCGACGGACGCTTGGCCATAAGACCCGTCACAGGCTCGCGCTCGTGGCCCTGGAGGCCCTACCGGCACTGGTGGACGCCGCCGAGCCGGACCCGGCCAGCCCGCGGCGTCGACAGGCTATGCGCATGCTGCAGGTCCGCCGCCAGCGAGCCCGCGACGTGCTCGGACTGAGTCGGAATGTCCAGTGGCTCGGCGAGTGCCCGGGCTGGTACGAGGTCGAGACGACCCGGCTCACGCGCGTCGAGGGGGCGCTCGTCGAGGTCACCGACAACCGGTGCTGGACGCTCGACCTGGCGGCGATGACCGAGGGCGACGGGGACCGGGAAATCTGGCGGCGGTCACGGATCGCGCTGCTGCGGGACGAACAGACGTTCTCGGGGCGGCCGCGCGTGGTGTGCTTCTCGTGCTGGTACGAGCCGGAGGACGCCGAGATCAGCGATCTGGTGGTCGCGCACGTCGGACTGGGAGGATGAGGGCGTGGAGGTCGTCGAATTCATCAACGCGCGCCTCGACGAGGAAGAAGCCGACGCGCGGGCGGCTGGCGGCCCAGACGAGCGCTGGACCCACGACGGCACCGTCTACCGTGGTCACCCGACCGACGAGGTCGTGGGTCCTGCAAGCAGGCCCGTCGAGGCCCACATCGCCCGCCAGGACCCGGCGGCGACGCTCGCGCGGGTGGCGGCGCTGCGGGCCATGCTCCAGACCCACCGGGAGACGAGCGGCTGGGGTCCGGACTCCTCGTGGCCGCAAGCGCCGTACTCGCTCTGGAAGCACCTTGCCGCGATCTGGAACTGGCACCCCGACTACCGGGAGGACTGGGCGTTGTGACCCTCACGCTCGTCATCGACGGCACGCAGCGTTACGAGGTCCACTGGCAGCGCGGGGCGGACGACCTGCGCCAGCAGATCAGGACGTGGATCGAGGGCAACCAGCGGACGGTGCTGACGCTCGCGGACGGCGAGACGATGCTGGTCAACTGGCCGGCAGTGCAGACGGCGGTGGTGAGGGAAGGGTGAGCGACAAGCCTGCGGTCTGGCTGCACTACTGCTACCCGCCGATGCAGCTCGCACAGAAGGGGGGGTACGAACCGGAGCTGCCGCCCGGTGAGGCCTGGCGGTGCAGCTGCGAGCGGTGGTACGGCTCATTCGCCGCCACGGAGCAGAGCCCGGCGCGCTGGGAGCGGCTCATGTGGCGGCCTGGCAGCGAGCCAGAGCCCGAGATCCGGATGATGGGTTTGTGGCTCGCCAAATGACGCTGACCTGCGACAATGCGGGCGTGACGCACGGTGACGGCGGCACGGGTGATCGGGCAGGGACGGCACAGGAGATCGCGGCGGCGCTGCGCATCCCGCCATCCACCGTGCGCCGCTACGCGCACGAGGGCGCCATCGTCGCCGTGGGCCAGCGCGCCGGACACCCCCTGTACGACGCCCTCGCCGTAGCCCAGGTGCGCCACGCCCGGCGTGTCACTCAGGGGCTAGTAGACGCCTGACCTGCGGTGAACGTAGGCTGTGCTGTGATCGGGTCCGTGTGACCAGCGTCAGAGGCCCCCGCCGCCGGCGGGGGCCTTCGTCATGCCAGGCCCGGGCGCTGCCCGCCCCGGCTGCCCTCGCTGGGTGGCAGGGGTGGCCAGGGGCTACCCGGACGGTGGGCAGGGGTGGCAGGGCAGGGGTGTGCCCGGGGTGGCCCGGGTGGGTCAGGCCGCGGCCCAGGTGGACGTGACACCGCGTGACGTCGCTCTGCGTGATGAAGATCGATTCACGCTGCGTGACGCTATTGCGATGCTTGATCGTGAGGCAAGGCACGCGGTGCTCACGCGCGGTGCTCAGCCGTCGCGCAGGGTGGCGGGGCAGGGGGGTGGGCCCCCGACGTGGCGGGTGGGGACCCCGTCGACCCCCATCGCGCTTCCTGGCTGCGCGGTACCACTGAGCGTGGTTATCCGGCCATGATCGCTACGCGCTGTGATGACTAGCCCGATCATGACCCTGCGTCACCGTGACCGAGCGTGACCGCTTGTGGATCAATGAACGTGACGCTGAGTGACGTGACGCTGTGTAATCTCGGTCGGGGGTGATCACCGTGGTCCAGGTCAGTCGCCCCCAGACTGGTCGCGCCGCTCGTAACCGCCGCGCCGCTGCCAACCGCAGTCGCCGCGCCACGATCGGCCGCGGCGCGCCCGGGACCGGCCTGGTGGTCGACTGCGACCCGGGCAACTTCGGCCTGCTGCGTGCGCGGGCTCAGGGCTGGGACGAGGTCCTCGACGCGCAGCTGCGTCGCGAGCTGGAGGCCGCGGCCAGGCCGGCGGCTCGTCGCGCCGCTCGTCGCGCTCTGCGTCTTCGCCTGCCGGGGCTGCCGCCAGCACGCCGTCGCCGGTCGCGCTCGACGGGGCTCCGTTCGGAGCTGGCCCAGTCGGTACACGTGGCGCTACAGGACAGCGCTGGCGGCGTCGGCTGGCGGATTTACGCCGCCCACCCGATGGCGTTCGCCACCAACAGCACCCGCTTCCGCCATCCGGTGCACGGCGACCGGGATGTCTGGGTGAGCCAGGCGTCCCAGCCCTGGTGGAACCTGGCGATGCAGGAGTCGACGCCAGGCATGCGCCTCGCCGGCCGGCGGGCGCTGGAGCGCGCGGTAGGGCGGCTGTGAAGTCGCTGCGTGAATGTGGCTGCGTCGTCGAACGCGGGCAGCAGTGCCGAATGCATCCACGGCCTGGCACGACCGCCCGCGGCTATGGCGCCGCCCACAAGAAGGCACGCAAGGCCGGCTTGCCGGCGGCGTACGGGAAGACCTGCTCGCGCTACGGACAGGATCCGAAGTGTCCTGGCGTGATGCGGCCTGGCCAGCGGCTAGAGCTCGACCACACCGATGACCGTCAGGGCTACCGCGGTTTCAGTCACGCAGCGTGCAATGCCCGTGCTAGCTCCCGGCACCGTAAGGCCGGCTGATGCCGCGGCCGAAGAAGCCGCCCGGCCAGGCGGTCGATGCCCGTAACGGGGCGCGACTGTCGCTGGTCACGCCCGCCCAGGCCCCTACGTCAGGCATCCCCGCGGCCCCGGCCGGCCTCGGCCTGGACGAGCTGAGGCAGTGGGACACGTTCTGGTCGGCGCCGCAGGCGCAGCTGCTGCTGGAGACCGAGCACATCATCGTCGCCCGCTATGTGGATGCGCTGGCGCGGTACCGCCGAGCCACCGAGCTGGGCGACGCGAACCCGGTCACTAGTGGTAGTCAGGGCCAGGATGTCGAGAGCCCGTACTACTCGATCGCCGACCGGGCCCTGAAGACGGCCGAGCGGTGCGAGGCGCAGCTGGGCATCGGACCGATGGCGCGGATGAAGCTCGGCGTGCAGGTCGGCGAGGCCAGCCGCAGCCTGTCGGAGCTGAACGCGGCGCTGATGGGCGGTGACGCCAGTGACGACGGCGACGCCGACCCGCGGGTCATCGATCCTCGCCTCGCCTCTTCCTGACCCGCTGCCGCCGACGCACGGCCCACTGATCTGCAAGTGGATGCAGGCGTTCCTGATCCACGGGCCCGGGCCGGTCTACGGCCAGCCCTTTCGCCTCCAGCAGTTCCAGCGGTCGTTCCTGTACCGGCTGTACGAGTACGACCAGGCGACGGAGCGCCGCCGCTTCCGCCGGGCCCTGTTCGGCCTGCCGAAGGGCAACGCGAAGACGGAGCTGATGGCGGCGGTGGCACTCGCCGAACTGGCCGGGCCGCTCGCGGTCACCGCCCCCGACATCCCCGTCGCCGCGGCGTCGTACGAGCAGGCCGACCTGCTGTTCGGGACGGCCGCGGCGATGGTGCGCGACGGGCCGCTGAAGGACCACCTTGACGTCTTCGAGGACCGCATCACCCTGCGTGACCGCCCCGGGCTGATGAAGAAGATCGCTGCGGTTGCTGGGACGAACGACGGCGGCCGACCGACGACATTCGTGGGCGATGAGCTGCACGAATGGGACGGCCGAAAGGCCCGCGTCCACCTGGTGGTATCGAACTCGCTCCAGAAGCGGCCCGACGGCCTGGAACTGAACATCTCGACGGCTGGCACCGACCCGGACTCGCTACTCGCGCAGATGTACGACTACGGCTGCAAGGTCGCCTCGGGCGAGATCGTCGACCCGGAGTTCCTGTTCGTCTGGTACGAGGGGCCCGAGGAAGTCGACTTCAAAGACCCGGAAGCGGTGCGTGCCGCGGTCCTGGCCTGCAACCCGGGCGCGGACGTGTTCTGGCCGGCCGAGAACCTGGTGAAGCGGGCCCGGCAGATCGAGCCGCACGAGTTCCGCCGCTACCACCTCAACCAGTGGGTCTCCGGTGCGCAGGCGTTCCTGTCGCCGGGCGTCTGGGACAGCTGCCGGCACGCCGAACGCGTCCGCTTGTCGCCGGACGATCCATGCACCGTGCCGGCTGGCGCGGATGTCGTGGCCGCGTTCGACGGGTCGTACTCGGGCGACTCGACCGGGATCACGGTGCATGAGCTCGGAACGCGACACATGGACGTCTGGGCGGCCTGGGAGAAGCCCGTCGACGCCCGCCTGGACTGGCACGTACCCGAAGAGGCCGTCGAGGAGTCGCTGCGGGAGCTGTTCCGTACCTTCCGCGTCCGGGAGCTCGCCGCGGACATGTGGCTGTACCGCGGCATGCTGGAACGCCTCGAAGCCCAGGGCTTCCCGGTGGTCGAGGTACCGCAGGGCAAGGTCATGAACCTGGCGGCTCAGTCGTTCTACGAGTCGGCGACCGGGAACACGTTCACGCACAGTGGCGACCCTCGGCTGGCCCGGCACGTCAGGAACGCGGTCGTGGACAGCACGCCGGCGGGGCCGCGGGTGCGCAAGGAGTCGAAGAACTCCAAGCGAAAGATCGACCTCGCCATCTGCGCGATCATCGGCGATTCGCGTGCCGCGGCCATCCAGCCGGAGCCTGAACAGTTCTTCGGCGCGTGGAGGTGACCGTGGTCGTCGTCGACCTCTCGCTCGCCGAGCCCGCCGCCCGACGGATCGGCCGTTGGCTGCTGGCCCTGGTCGCCGGTGTCCTCTACGGCCTGGGCTGGGTTCCAGGTCGCACCGTCGTCCTGACGGTCGCCGCGGCGCGCTGGTCGGCCTCGCTGGTCGCGCTGGGCTGGCACGAGGCGCGTCAGCCGCGGGCCGGCTGAGGTGGGGATCCTCGAACGCGCCGCGGCGCGGCGCCGTGGCGACGGCGAGGCCCGCTCGAGCATCGACAGCTGGATCAGCGACTACCTGATTCCGGGTAGCTTCAACTACGGCGGCACGCGCTACCAATACGGCGGCATCCCGGGCCTGACGACGACGTACGCGGGCGCGCGGGCGATGGAGGTCGCCAGCTCCCTGCCGGGCTACATGGCGGCGCTGCAGCGCTGCCCGCCGGCGTTCGCCGCGGAGATGGTCCGGGCGCTGGTCCTGTCGCAGGCGCGGTTCGTGTTCCGGTCGAAGCGCTGGTCTCCGCAGGGCCGGCGGACGTTCGGGACGACGGCACTGGCGCCGCTCGAGGAGCCGTGGACGGGCGCGACGACGGGCGAGCTGATCTCGCGAATGGAATGGCACGCCGGCCTCGCGGGCAATGCCTACGTGGCCCGTCAGTCGGGCCGGCTGCGGGTGCTGCGCCCGGACTGGGTGGGCGTGATCTGGGGATCGGACTCGGTGCCCGACTCGAGGTGCCCCGGCCTGGAGCTCGACGGCGAGCTGCTCGGGTTCGCCTACTGGGTCGGCGGTGCTGGGACGGGCACGCCGCAGGTCCTGCTGCCGGACGAGGTGGCGTGGTGGTCGCCGATTCCCGACCCAGAGTCGCCCGGCATGGGGATGTCGTGGCTGACGCCGGCGATCCGGGACATGCAGCTCGACCGGTCGATGACCGACTTCAAGGTCCGGTACCTGGAGAACGGGGCGACGCCGAACCTTGTGGTCAAGGGCCTGCCGGCGACGTCGGTCGAGGCGTTCATGGCGGCCGTCGACGCGCTCGAGGAGCGCCACACCGGCGTGGCGAACGCGTTCCGGACGCTGTACCTGACCGCGGGCGCGGACGCGACCGTCGTCGGCAGCGACCTGTCGCAACTGGACACGAAGACGGTGCAGGGCGCCAGCGAGACGCGGATCAGTTTCCTGTCGCGAGTGCCGGCGCCGGTGCTTGGCATCGCCGAGGGCCTGAGCGGCTCCAGTCTGAACGCGGGCAACTTCAGCCAGGCTCGGCGCCTGTTCGCGGACACGTGGGTCTATCCGACGCTGCAGGACCTGTCCGCAGCCCTCGGTCCGCTCGTGGATGTGCCGCGGGACGCCGAGTTGTGGTTCGACGTCGGCGACATCCCGCTGCTGCGCGAGGACGAGAAGGACGCGGCAGAGATCGAGCAGGCGAAGGCGGCGACCATCCGCCAGCTCGTCGACGGCGGCTTCGAGCCGGGGTCGGTGGTGGCTGCGGTGCAGGCGAAGGACATGTCGCTCTTGAAGCACTCGGGTCTCGTGTCCGTCCAGTTGCTCCCGCCGGGCCAGGGCCAGGAGCCGGCCGCGGCGGCCCCACCGACGGGAGGGCCTGCCGCGTGACTTACTGCCGCGCGTTCGACGAAGCCCTGCACCCGCGCGGGCCCACCGGCAGCCCGACGGGTGGCCAGTTCGTGTCGGCCGACGCGGGCAAGGGCGAGGCTGGCGGCGAGGGCGCGACGGATGAGAAGACCGCCGAGGTCAAGGCCGTCCAGAAGCTCCTCGGCCTGGAGCCGACCGGGAGGTTCTCGCCGGCCGACGCCGAGGCCGTGAAGAAGTACCAGCGGGAGCACGGCCTCCAGGTCGACGGCAAGGTCGGCGCCCAGACGATCGCCTCGCTGCTCGGCGAGGGCAAGCGCGCGCCTGGAAAGCTCACCGACGCCGATCGGCAGAAGCTGCGCGACATCGCGGCCGGCAAGGAACCCGGCAGGGCCGCCGGTGCGGCGCCAGCTAAGGCCACGGCGAAGCCGGCGGCAGCCAAGGGGGCCACGCCACCCAAGCCCAAGGCGTCGACCGCCACGAGGCCACCAGCGAAGACGGCTACCCACGCGCCGGCGAAGTCGACCTCGACCAAGACTGCGCCCGCGAAGACCGCGGCGTCGAAGGTGCCGGCGCGCAACCCGGTCGCCTCCGACACCGGCCGCGCCGGGAACCCGCGGATCGCCGAGTACGGCAGGGACTACTGGGAGCACGGCAAGGGCGCGCTGCAGATCCGCTGGGGCTCGCCCGGGGCGACGACCCGCTGCCACCGGCTGGTGATGGAGCACGCGGGGATGGGCGACGAGGAGGCGTGGGGCTACTGCGCCGAGCGGCACCACGCGGTGCTGGGGACGTGGCCCGGGTCGGCGAACACCGGCAAGAAAGGCAAGAAGAAGGGGCGCCGCGACGCCGGAGAGAACGCCGACGCACCCGAGACGTACCCGAGCACGCTGGCGCTGCCCGACGACTGGGACGACTACGAGGACCTGCCCGACCTGGCCGGCCTGTCGGTCGCCGACCTCGAGGCGGCCGAGGCCGAGACTGGAGCGGAGGGCTGATGGCGCACATCGGTTTCAGGGCGCTGTCGGCGCAGCTGGCGGCGAAGGGCGCGCACGACCCGGACGCGCTCGCGGCCTGGATCGGCAAGAAGAAGTACGGCCGTGGCCAGTTCGACGCGATGGCGGCCGCGGCTCGGCGCCGGAAGGACGGCGCGAACGCGGCTAGCCGCTACGGCGAGGCCCTCCGCGACGTCCCGTTCGAGATCGAGGCGTCGACGGACGGACGGACTCTGGCCGGCTACGCGGCCGTCTTCGACAGGGCCACGACGATCCGCGACTCGCTCGGCGAGTTCGAGGAGATCGTGCGGCGCGGGACCTTCACGCGAAGCCTGGGTGAGCGGCGGCCGGTGGTCATGTTCGACCACGGCAAGCACCCCCTGGTCGGCTCGATACCGCTTGGCGTCCTGCAGCGGGCCGAGGAGGACAGTCGCGGTCTGTACACGGAGACGCGTCTCACGGACAGCTGGCTGACCGAGCCCGTGCGTGCAGCCATCCGCGACGGCGCGATCACCGGCATGTCGTTCCGCTTCTCGGTGCCCGACGGCGGCGACTCATGGTCGACGCGCGCCGGCGGCATGCAGGTTCGCGAGATCCGCGACGCGGACGTCTCTGAGCTTGGCCCGGTCGTCTTCCCGGCCTATCGGGACACCGAGGTCTACATCCGTTCGGCACTCAGCCACCTGCCCGACCTGTCCGGGGCCTCTGTTGCGCGGAGCGCGGAGCGCGGACACGAGGACGGCCAGGCGGACGAGGCCGCGAAGGCCCGCGCTGCGCGCGGGCGTCTCCTGCAACTGAGAGGGATTCGGTCATGAATCTCCCGATCCACCCGACCACGGGGCTCCGCGCGCTGGGATGGGGCCGCCGCGGCCCGGTCTGGCCCGTGATGGGCGGCTCCGAGGACGAGACTCGCGGCGACGTGCTCGCCTGGACCGACAACGACCTGGTGGGGCTGCGGCCCGAGGTCCTCGAGCAGCGGATGCGCGACATCGACGCGCACCTGGTGTCGTTGTCGCAGGACGAGACCGGCGCGCTGCGCGACCTGTCCGAGGACGAGGACGTCGTCTTCAACCGGCTGGTCGAGCTGCGGGACGCGGCGAGGAAGCGGCTCGACAAGCACGCCAGCCTGAAGCGGCTGCTGGACACCCGGCCGGCGCACTACGAGGCGACGCGGACGCGGATGTTCGGCGAGGAGACCTCCTCGCTGCGCACGGCGAGCCGCGGCGAGCTCCGGGACCGGGCGCTGCGAATCCTGGAGAACCGGCACGACACGGCTCACATGACCGACGAGCAGCGCTCGGCGGTCAACAAGGCGGTTCGGCGCGACTTCACGATCGGCGCGCGGATCATCGTGACCGAGAACGAGGCGTACCGCTCGGCGTGGATGAAGCTGATCACCGACCCGCACGCCGCGGCAACGCTCGACGACGACGAGCGGAACGCCGTGCGCGCCTGGCACGAGTACCGGGCCCTGAGCGAAAACGTCGCGGGCTCGGGTGGCTACGGCATCCCGGTGTTCATCGACCCGAGCATCATCGAGACCGGTCAGGGCAGCGACAACCCGTTCCTGCAGATCTGTCGGCAGGTGACCACGCCGTCGAACATCTGGAAGGGTGTCGCCAGCGCGGGTGTCACCTGGGCGTTCGGGACTGAGGCGTCCGTGGCGACGGACAACAGTCCGACCCTGACTCAGCCGTCGGTCACGATTCACATGGCGAAGGGATTCATTCCGTACACGATCGAGGTCGCGGATGACTACCCGGCGTTCGCGGACGAAATGGCACGGCTGCTGGCGGACGGCTGGGACGAGCTGCAGGTCGACAAGTACACCCGCGGTTCGGGTTCGGGTGAGCCCTACGGAATCTTGACTGTGCTCTCCGCGAACACCAACGTGCGCGTCACGGTGACCACGGTCGGCACGATCGGCCAGCCCGACCCGTACAAGGTCTGGAAGGCCGTGCCGCAGCGGTTCCGCCGCAACGCGAAGTGGCTGATGAGCGTCGGCGTGAACAACGCATTCCGTCAGCTCGGCACGGACCAGTTCCACTCGCAGTCGGTGAACATCACCGAGGAGTGGGCGGAGTCGTTCTTCCGGAAGCCGGTCTACGAGTCGCCGTATATGCCGGACACCACGGCGAGCACCACCGCGCCGACGGGGCTCGCGGTCGTCGGCGACTTCCAGAACTTCGTGCTGGCACGCCGCGGCGGCATGGAGGTCGAGCTGATCCCGAACCTCTTCCAGCAGCAGACCGCCGGCACGGGGGTCGGCTTCCCGACCGGTCAGCGGGGCTGGTTCGCGCACGCGCGGATCGGCTCGGCGTCGACCAACGACTTGGCCTTCCGCCTTCTCGTCAACTCCTGATCATCGACTCCGGTCGGCCGGATCGCTTCCCGGCCGGCCGGGGTCCCGCAGGGAGGTCTCGATGCCCCCACGTACGCGCACGACCGATGGCGACCCGACGCCAACGTCGGCGCCCTCACCACCCGAGGCGCCGGAGCCCGTGGCGCCGACGTCGCTCCCTCCCGCGGCCGAGGCGTCCGACCCGGATGTCCACCGACTGATGTTCGAGCGGCAGGCCGCGGCCGAGCCGCCTGTCGACCAGCCTGCGCTGGACCGGATCGCCGCCGATCTCTCCGAGCTCGGCTACGCCTGAGAGGACATGTCAGATGGCGATCACTCCCGTGTTCGCGACGGCGACGACGGTGGTGACGCTGCCTGGCGGCGCCCAGGCCCGTCTGCGCGTCGGCGACCACTACCCGGACGACGACCCGCTCGTGCTCGACCACCCGGACCTGTTCAGCCGCGATCCGCGCTACGGGCTGCGGTTCACGGCGCAGCCCCCTGGGCTGGACGACCCGGCCGTCGAGACGGCGGACGCCCCGCCTGGCACGCGGCGCCAGACCGCGCGCGCGGCCCGGTCCTGATCGCCCCGGTCCGAGGGCCCGGCGCCGGCGCCAGTGCCGGGGGATGGACCTCGGGCCGGGGTGCCCAACCCTCCCTACCCATCACGGAGGATTCGTGTCTGAACCTATGGTCGCCTCGGCGGCCGAGCCACCACCGGAGCCGCCGCCAGCTGGCGACACGGTGGCCATCGCCTACGTCTACGACGGCGAGACCGTCTCCTACAGCTGGCATCGTTCGCACCACGAGATGATCGGCTGGGACCTGGGAAACCGGCAGCGGATCATGCGCGGGAACGCGGAGATCGCGATGCTGTGTGGTACCGACGGCCTGGTCGCGGCCCGCAACAAGGCGGTCGCTCAGTTCCTGGAGACCGAGGCGGACTGGCTGTTCTGGATCGATACCGACATGGGCTTTCCGCCGTACACGGTGGATCTGCTCATGAACGCCGCAGACCCGGTGGAGCGGCCAGTAGTCGGTGGACTCTGCTATTCGCAGCGCCAGGTGTCGCCGGACGGTCTCGGCGGGTTCCGGTGCGCACCGGCGCCGACCATCTTCGACTGGCGCCACATCGGCGAGCAGGAGGGTTTCGCCGTCCGCTTCAGCTACTCGCGGGACGTCGTGACGCGGGTCCACGGGACCGGTTCGGCTTGCATCCTCATTCACCGGTCGGTGTTTGAGCGAGTGCACGAGAAGTACGGAGCAACCTGGTACGACCGGATCTTCAACAAGTCGATGAACGAGCTGACCAGCGAGGATCTGTCGTTCTGCATGCGGCTCGGACAGCTAGGGATCCCGGTCTATGTGCATACAGGCGTGCAGACGACGCACCACAAGTCGACGTGGATCGGCGAGCTGGACTACCTCGGCACGCTGGTGCCCCCGCCGGCCACGGCGCCGACTGCGGTCATCGTGCCGGTGCTGCGCCGGCCGGCGAACGCGGCGCCGTTCATGGCGTCGTTGCGGGCGACGACGGGGCTGGCGGCGGTGTATGCGGTCGCGGACGAGGATGACCAGGAGACGATCGACGCCTGGGAGGCTGCGGGCGCCACGGTGCTGCACGCGAAGCCGGGCCCGTTCGGCGTCGGGACGTTCGCGGAGAAGGTGAATCTCGGCTACCGCGAGACGAGCGAGCCCTGGCTGTTCGTCGTCGGTGATGACGTGCGGTTCTGGCCGGGCTGGCTGGACCACGCCCAGGCTGCGGCCGACAGCGAGACCCACGTAATCGGCACGGACGACATGCTGAACCCGCGGGTCGTCGCCGGCGAGCACGCGACGCACATGCTGATCCGCCGCTCCTACGTCGACGAGATGGGCGCGAGCTGGGACGGTCCCGGCGTCGTGGCCCACGAGGGCTACCGGCACTGGTTCGTGGACGACGAGATCGTCATTGCGGCCAAGGCGCGCGGGGTCTGGTCGCCTTGCCCGCTGTCGAAGGTCGAGCACCTGCACCCGGCCGCCGGCAAGGCGGCGGCGGACGAGGTGTACGAGCTGGGAATGTCGGCGGCGGAGAGCGACAGGGCGCTGTTCGAGGCGCGCGCGAAGGTGAACCTGTGACCGCCTGCCCGCCCGACTGCGGTGAACCGCTGTCCGATCTCGCCGACGCCGCCATCACGATGAGCGCGCAAGGCACGCCCGCGATGGGTGACCGCAAGCCGTTCCCCTATCTCGTCGTCGACGGCTGGTGGAATCTGGACCTCCTACGCGCAGTCGCCGCAGAGTTCCCGGACCCCTCGGCGCCCGGCTGGAAGCGCTACGGCTCGGAGAACGAGGTCAAGCTGGAGGGCCCGCCCGGACTCTGGGGCCCGTGCACCCGCGAGTTGTTCCTCGACATCGGCGCCTATAGGCAGCAGCTGAGCGAGCTGTTCGGAATCTGGGGTCTCCAGGTCGAGACGGTCGGCGGCGGCTACCACCTGATCCCGCCCGGCGGGTATCTCGGCGTGCACACCGACTTCTCCCGTTCGCCGCAGACGGGCCGGCATCGCCGACTGAACCTGATGATCTACCTGAACGAGGGCTGGCAGGACGACGGTGGCCACCTGGAGCTGTGGGGCGCGGACGGCCCGGCGGTAGACGTGGTGCCGGAGCTGGGCCGGACGGTGGTTTTCGAGACGTCGTCGACGTCGTGGCACGGCCACCCGAAGCCGGCGGCGCGTTGGCGCAAGAGCTGCGCGGCGTACTTCTTCACCGACGAGCCGTCGCCCGGCTACGCGGGAGAGCAGTCGACGGTCTGGCACCCGGGGACGCGCGATGCCTGACCCGCCCGGCGAGGCCGCCCCGGGCGAGGAATCGCCGCCCTCGTCAGCTAGCCCAGAACCCGACCCGATGCCTCCCCGAAGCTTCGTCGACAGGTACTACGACCCCACCCTCGCGGGCTACGACTCGGGCGGCCTGCCGCTTCGCGGGAGGGGGCGCCGCCGTGCATGACGCCGCGCTCCAGTGGGTGGCCGCTGCCGCAGCGTCGCTACCCTTCGACCACCCGCCGAGCGTGTTGGACATCGGCGGCCGGGACGTGAACGGCACCTGCCGCGACCTGTTCCCGGACTCGGTCGCCTACGCGGTCCTCGACGTGCGTCCGGGCGAGAACGTCAACATCGTCGCGGACGCGGCGACCTGGAAGCCGACGAACGTCTTCGACGTCGTGCTGTGCACCGAGGTCTTCGAGCACACCCCGTCCTGGCGGGACATCATCCGCACGGCCTACGCGGCGCTCGTGCCGGGTGGTGCGTTCATCGCAACCGCGGCCTCGCCGGGTCGGCCGGCGCATTCGGGCATCGATCCCGTCGGCGCTCCCTACCCGGGGGAGCACTACGCCGGGATCTCCCGCTTCGAGCTGGACCAGGCGCTGGCCGCGGCCGGCTTCGTCGACATCGTGGTGGACGAGCAGCTCTACCCGGCGGACGTGCGCTGTGTGGCGAGGCGGGAGGGCTGATGACGACCTATCGCTGGTTCCCGTCGGACGGGTCGCGGGGCGTGTGGAACGTCTCGGGCCGTGTGCTGCGACCGGCGGCGGCGGGGTCCGAGGCCCCGATGTTCGAGGATGAGGCACTGACGATCCCGGCGGCCGGTCTGCTTCATGCCAACGGCGATGTTGTCGACGACGACCACCCGCTGCGGGTCGATGCCTATTCGATGCTGCCTGATTTTCAGGTGCCGACGACGCTGCCGGACGTGCTCTACACGTCGATCAACGGCGGGCCGGCGGGGCGGGTGTCCGCGCGGGTCGATGACCGGCTGGACACGTTGGAGACCGACGTCGCCGCGGCGCAGTCCACGGCGAATGCCGCTGCCGCCGCAGTGGCGGCGATTCCGTCGGGTGGGCCTGCGGGGACGCCCGCGCTGCGCGCGCTCGGTACGTCGGGCACGACGGCCGCGGCTGGCAACGACGCTCGGCTGTCGGACGCGCGCACGCCGACGACGCACAGCCATCCCGAGTCGGACGTGACCGGCCTGGTCTCGGATCTGGCCGGCAAGGTGTCGCTCTCCACGGTCGACGCCAAGGGTGACCTGTTCGCCGGCACTGCCGACAACACGGTTGGTCGGCTGGCCGTGGGCGCCGACGGCAAGGTGCTCACGGCCGCATCGGGGCAGAGCACCGGCCTGGCATGGTCGGACCCGACGGTGCAGTCGGTGGCGGGCCGGACGGGTGCGGTCACCCTGACCGAGCTGGACGTCCCATGGACGGTGGTCAGCCGGACGACGGCTTACACCGCCGCCTCCGGTGATGCGGTGCTGTGTGACGCCACGAGTGGCGCGTTCGCAGTCACCTTGCCCGCCGCGACGGCGGGCCGCAAGGTTCTGGTCAAGAAGACGGACGCCAGCGCGAATGCGGTCACCATCACCGGCACGGTTGACGGCAGCTCGAACCCGACGATCTCCAGCCAGCATCAGGCTGTCGATCTGGTCGCCGATGGGACGGCTTGGCAGCGGGTTGTCCGGCCGTCGCTGGCGGCGGTCGTCGACTACCCGTCCACGACGGACGCCAGGTATACGCAACTTTCCACCATTGATGCCAAGGGCGACCTGCTCGTGGGCACGGCCGACAACACATTGGCCCGCCTCGCTGTCGGCAGCAATGCCCAGATACTTTTTGCCGACTCCTCGCAGTCGAGCGGCGTTCGATGGGGCACGCTCCCGTTCTTCATCCCCTATAGGTCGGGGCATTACTTCCACACCAGCCCGCCCTTCTCCACCAGCACATCCAACGCCCTGGGGAACGGCACGCTCCGACTGCATCCGTGGGTGGTTCCAAACTCGATCACCATCTCGCGCATAGGTGCCGAGCTGACCGGCGTCGGCGAGGCAGGGTCAACGGTGCGCCTCGGTATATACAGTGACGACGGCACCGGATTCCCGGGTGCCCTCCTGCTGGATGCGGGAACCATCGACGGAACGAGCGCAACGGTGCAGGAGAAAACTGTTTCGCAGGCTATTCCACCTGGACTGTACTGGATTGGCGCCGCCGTCCAGGGAGCACCAACGACACAACCTACCGCGCGGACCACATCCGTCGGCGGTCTGGCGCTCGGGTCATCGGTCGGGACCAGTATCCCCGGGACTGGGTCCGGAGCTTTTGGCTACAGCCAGGCCTCAGTGAGCGGGGCATTGCCCGCCAACTTTACGACCATATCTAGCGCGGGCTTTATTGGAACGGCTCCCCGAACCTTTGTGAAGGTCACATAATGGACGACGTTGATGCGCCAATGCGTGCAACTGCGGAAACGCTTAGGGGTCGCGGCATCCAGGCCCTCGCTACCAACATCACCTATCTCGGGATCGCCAGCCCGACCAACGCCCAGGTAGTGGCGCAGGTACGCCGCATCACCATGCAGGTCAACGCACTGATCCGGCTGACGCTGGGCGCGCTGGACACAGACGACGGGACCTGACATGGCAGCCACCCGCCCGCCGCCCACCCGGGGAGGTGACCGATGCCGATACCGGCAGTGCCCGGCGACGACGTCACCGCGAGCGGGCCATGCAGCCCCTGGATTGACGCGGCGGGCGTACTCCAGCAAGCAAGCGGACGGCCCGCCAGCTCGCCGATCCGCCTCCTACTCGGCCTGGTCGACTCGACCCGCGGGGACGTGACCTGTGCCTGCCCCTGACACCAATGCGCCGGCCGCGTCCCAGCCGCTCGGTACCCACATCTGGGACTATGTCGTCATCGCCCGGGGAGTGTGACCGGTGCCGATTCCAGCCGGGCCGAGCGGCTCGCTCATCACCCTCGACGACGCCAAGGAGCAGCTCAACATCCGGACGACCGTCGACGACGACGAACTCCAGTTCTTCATCGACGCGGCGACCCGCATTGTCGAGCGTCTCGCCGGTGCCGTCCTCCCGCGCGAGGTGACCGAGGTCGCCCGGCAGCGCGGCGGTTGCACCTCGCTGATGCTGGCCTCGCGGCCGGTCCTGTCCGTCACGTCGCTGACGTCGATCCGGGATGACAGCGCCTACGACGTCGCCGCCCTGTACGTCGACAGCCCGCTCGCCGGGATCGTCCGGCGGAGCGACGGCGGGGCGATCATCGGCGGCCCTTGGACCGCGGTCTACCAGGTCGGCCGGGCGGAGGCCCCGGAGAACATCGGCCTGGCCGCACGCATGCTCGTCGAGCATTTCTGGGAGACGCAGCGCGGCGCGGCGCGGATGAACCCGCCGGCGCTGTCGGTCGACGACACCATGTCGGTGCCCGGGATCTGGTTCGCGGTGCCGAACAAGGTCAAGGAGCTGCTCGACGGCGAGGCCGTGCCGATGGTGGCGTTCTAAGTGGCCAGCTCGGCGCTACCAGACGCGATCGACTGGTGCGTCGACACGTTCCGCGCCGCGGCCACGCTCGGCGCCGACGACCCCGCCGTGCTCGTGCTGGACGGGCCCGAGCCGGTCGACCTGTCGGTGCAGCGGGTGCTGTGGGTCGGCGTGTCGGAACCTGACCTCGAGGAGCCGTCGGACGGCGCCAGCGGCGACCAGGACTGGGCCGGCCTCGGCGCACTGCGCAAGGACGAGATGCTGTCGATCGCCCACGCAGCCCGCGCGTGGACGGGTGACGCCGACATCCGGGCTGCGCGCCGCGCCGCGTTCGAGATCGTCGCCGCGGTCGAGGACATTGTCCGGGCGAGCGCGAATCTCGGCGGCACGGTGCTGGTGACGCTGCCGGGGGTTACGAACCTCGGTTACCGGGCGGCGGTCGGGAAGTCCGGCGCGATTGCGCAGGTGACGTTCGACATCGTCGCCAAGGCCCGGATCTAGCGCCGGAGTGGCGAGCGCCGGAATCCATTTTCCGGCCGCTGGCGGACAGGTCCACCGTGCGACCGGGCCACCGGCCACGTTCGGAGATCACCCGCGTTCGAGGCTGGCTAACTCCGCACCACTCGGTCCCGACACCCCGGCAGTTCGCAGCTTACGCGCGTTGTTCCTGCCACACACCAGCCCTGCTGGCTGACAGGCGATCTAGCCGCCCCTGCGGGTTGATCAGTCCCGGAACGGGCTCCGATCCGGAAGACGCGCCCCTCCCGGGCTTCCACCGTAAGCGCTGAGCCCATCCCTCTGCGCGCCCTCATCCAGCACGAGACCAGGGAGTAGTGATGGGCTACCGCAGCGGCCTGTCCGCGCAGTTCGGCATCGCCGCTGAGACGACGCCGGGCACCGCGGTCACGGTCACCAGGTTCTACGAGTTCCTCTCGGAGAGCCTGAAGTACGACCTCACGCGGCTCGACAGCATGGGCCTCAAGGCCGGCCAGGCGTACAAGCGGGTGACTCGCTCCGTCGTCTCCCGGGTCGGCGCCGGCGGGGACGTCACGCTCGAGCACGCTGACCAGGGCATGGGGCTGCTGTGGCAGCACTGCCTCGGCTCGCAGGCGACCGGCGGGATCCAGATCGGTACGACCGGCGCCTACCGGCAGATCCACACGCCGAACATCAAGGACGGCCTGGGGCTGACGCTGCAGGTCGGCCGGCCGCAGACCTCGGACGGCACGGTCAAGCCGTTCACCTACCGGGGCGCGAAGATCACCGACTGGGAGTTCACCGTCTCGGATGGCGAGATCGCCCAGCTCGCGGTGACGTTCGATGCCTGGGATGAGACGACCGCGACCGGGCTCGCCTCGGCGTCGTTCGACGCGACGACCGGCGTGTTCACCTTCGCCGACGCGTCGACGTTCACCCTCGGCGGGACGGTCACCACGACGACCGGCCTGACGTCGATCACTGGCGGGTCCGCGGTCGCGACGGTGATGAAGGGCTTCACGCTCACCGGCAGCACGCCGATGGCGACCGAGCGGTTCGGATTGGGCAACTCCGGCATCAAGAAGAACCAGATCCAGAACGACATCCCCACCCTGACCGGGAAGTTCGACGGCGAGTTCGGCAGCCAGTCGGAGATCTACGACCTGTACCGGTCGAACACTACGACCCCGATCCAGCTCGACCTCGCGCACGGCACGGCCGGCACCGGCCAGGCATTCCGCCTGTCGATCATCTTGCCGGCGGTGAAGTTCACGTCGGCCCCGCCGCAGGTCGACGGCCCGGACCTGGTCGCAATGGAGATCGATTTCGAGGCGTACGACGACGCCTCGAACCCCCCGGTCCAGGTCGTGCTGGTGACCAACACCAGCGCCCTGTAACACCACACGCCCTCACCCATCCTGAGGAGACCCATGCCACGCGTTGATTTGTCCGGCGGCCAGTGGGCGCAGATGCGGGAGCGCATCACCCGCGGCGGTCGGGTCGACGCCGAGAAGTACATCGCCGCGAACCGGCCGCCGGACGACGACGACGGCACCCGCGGCTTCGAGCTCATGGCCGCCATCGAGCAGCGCGTCGTCGCCGGGATGGTCGTCGCCTGGTCCCTCGACGGGCCGAGCTCGGCGGACGCGATGAGCGACCTCGACGACGAGGACTTCGAGGCGCTGCTGGCCGTCGCGAAGCCCTCGATCGACCGGATCCTCACGGTCCGGGCGAAGGCCAAGACCGACGCTGAGGCTGGCGCGACGGAGGCGTCCGGGCTGGACCCAAAATCGCCGACCAGCTCCGACGACTCGGCCAGTCCGGATTCGACCAGCGGTTCGTCGGCGGGCTCACCGCCGACCACCTGACAGCGCTCGACGACCTCTACTGGGCCGAGCTTTTCGGCTGGCCACCGGACGTCGTCGACCGGCAGGACGACGACCGGCTGCACCTGCTGCGCCAGGTGAGCCACGAGGTGAACGTCGGCCGCAAGCGCCGCGCCGAGCAGGAGCAGCGATCTGCCCAGAGGCAGGCCGCCCGCAGATAGCAGGTGGGCGGGGGTGCCGTGTCCTCCTCCACCGAGCGGCTCCGGTTCGACCTGCTCGGCCGCGACGTGTCAGCGTCGCGGACGCTGCGCGACGTCGCACGCGCCGCGGACGAGGCGGACCGCGAGCTCGACCAGATCAGCGTCTCGCGGGTCCTCGACGCACAACTGCGGGCGCTGCGCGAGCAGCTCGACGCACTCGGCCGCGACATCACCGCCCAGGTGCGGGTGCAGATCGTCGGCGACGACGTGTCGCGACTGCGGGCCGACCTGGACCGCGCCACCCGGGACGTCACCACGCGCGTGCGGGTCGAGGTCGTCGGCGACGATCTGACCCGGCTACGGGCACTGCTGGACAACGCGGCCCGGACGGCGACCGCCCGGGTGCGCGTCGAGCTCGACGTCGACTGGGGCGACCTCGCCGACCTACGCACGGCGTTGGACTGGTTCGACGGCCGGCGGGTCACCGTCTCGCTGCGCCTGACCGGCGCCACCCAGGCGTCGCGCCAGCTCGCGGACCTGAGCCGCGACCTGATGTGGTTCGACTCCCGCGACCGGATCACGGTCGGGATCGATGTCGACATCAACGACATCCACGAGGTCGAGCTGCTCAACGAGCTGCTCGACCGGCTGGACCATGACCGCACCGTCAACATCCGGGTCGACTCGTCGGGCGCGTCCGCGGCGGCGCGCGATGCGGACGACGGTGGCCGGCTGGCTGCTCTCGGCGACCGGGCGCGCTCGGCGACCGCGTCGGTGACCGGCCTGGCCACGTCGCTGGGTCTGCTGGCAGGCAAGGCCGCGGTCGGTGTCACCGCGGTTGCGCAGGTGGGCCAGTTCGTCGCCCAGCTCGGCCCGGCCGCGGCCATCGCCGCGCCGGCACTGCTGACGATGGCGCAGGGCCTGGGCACGGTGAAACTCGTCGGCGACGAGGCGTCGAAGCAGCTCGAGAAGTTCAAGCCGCAGCTTGACCAGATCAAGGCGTCAGCCGAGAAGGCGTTCGCGCCCGGCTTCTCGCAGGCACTGAAGACCTTCTCGTCGAACTTCCCGGTGGTCGAGGAGGGTGTTCGGCGTACCGCGGGGGCGCTGGGGTGGCTGGCGAACGAGGCGGCCAGCGTATTTAGCGGTCCGGCGTTCCGGGCCGACCTAGGCCGGATCATGAACGAGAACGCCACTGCGGTGTGGCGTCTCGGAGACGCTGGCGTGTCGCTCGCGGGCGCGTTCTGGGATGTCACTGTTGCCGCCCAGCCGGTGTGGCAGAACCTCACCTCGCTGATCCAGGTGAGTGCGAAGCATGTCGCGCTGTGGGTCGAGGCGAAGCGCGAGTCCGGCGACCTCGGCCGGGCGATTTCGGAGAGCGCGCAGAACGTCGGGGATTTCGTGACCGCGCTGTACAACTTCGCGGTCGGCGCCCATTCCATTCTCGGCACGCTGACGAGTGACAGTACGAATCTCAGCGCGTCCCTGCTGAATGTCTCGACCTCGTTCCGGACCTGGGCGACCAGCGAGGAAACGCTTAACCGGATCAACACGGCGCTGGCCGCTATCCGGGAGACGGCGAGCGAGGTTTTCACCGCCCTCGCGGTCGGATTTGTGACCGGCGCCCCGGTGGATTCGGGCTGGCTCGGCGTGGTGGAGCACCTCGGCGCGAACCTGCGCGAGCTGGCGGACTTCGTGCAGCTGGACGTCCTGCCGACGCTGGCGGCGCTGGCCGATCTCGTGACCGGGCCGTTCGGCCAGGCGATGCTGTCGATAGCGGACGTGATCCACGGCGTTGTGCTGGAAGCCCTGTCGACGCTGCTTCAGATCGTGCGTGACGACCTGGTGCCGCTTTTCGGCGAGCACGTCGCGCCGATTCTGCGCGACTATGTCGTGCCGGCTTTCCAGGCGCTCGGTGATCTTCTCCGCGATCACGTCTTCCCGGCTATCAGCGAGATCGCCTCTGCCGTGGCCGATCACCTCGGCCCCGGGTTGGATTACTTGAAGACCAAGCTCGACGAGAACAAGCCGCAGCTAGAGGCGCTGGGAACGGCGGCGGCCACCGTAGCCGGCGTGATCGTCGACGTTTTGGCGTGGGCGATCGAGCACAACCTGATCGCCCAGATCGATGCCGCGATCCTCGTGATCGGCGCGATTATCACCGTGATCGGTGATCTGGTGAACGCGGCGCTGCAGATGGCGGTCACGATTCTGAATGTTGCCGCCGACGCGATTACTGGGTTCAAGGCAATGTTCGATGCTGCCGCAACGACGGTAAAGGGAATCCTCGACGTCTGGGGCCTGCTGCCTGGTCCGCTCGGTGAGCCGTTCCGGCAGGCGTCGCGTGAGGTGGACACCTTCAAGAGCAATGTAGATAGCCAACTCGACGCCGCCGCCGGAAAGGCCCGCGACACGGCCACGTCAATCAACGATTGGCTCGGCGGGATCCACGACAAGACGGTCACGATCACAATTCAGGAGCGGCGGGAGCTGTCCTACTACAGCTCGACCAGCCCGAACGCGCCAGGCCTCACCTACTACGCCTCCGGCGGTACGCCGCGCGCGGGCGAGTGGTCGGTCGTCGGTGAGGACGGCCCGGAACTCGTGCACTGGCAGTCCCCGGCGCGCGTCTACGACTCGCAGACGTCGGCGCGGATGGCCCGCAGCGGCGGATCGGGCGGCGCGTGGGGCTGGGACGGCGGGGCGGCGCCGGTCCAGGTCGTGAACGTCTACATGACCGTCCAGGGCTCGATCACCGGCGAGCGGGACTTCGTCGAGCGCATCGCCCCGAAGGTACGTAACGCGATCGCCAACGATGCCGGCAGCAACGCCCGCGATACCGGACTGCCGACAGGGAGACGCCGATGACCCGCCCCACCCTGCCGACGACGTACGTCAGGGGCCAGGGCGCGCATCGCGATGACCACGAGGACATTGCGACGATCTGCAACGGCGCGCAGCTCGCGTCCGAGAACTTCGGCGGGGACTCGGCCCCAGCATCGCTGTCGACGGCGCGGACGAACCTCGGCCTCGGCTCGTCGTCGACGTCGGATCTGGCGAGCACCACGCCGGTGGCGACGGCGGCCGCGGGCAGCGTCGGTGTGGGCACGACCGTTGCGCGGGCCGACCACGTCCACGCGAGCCCCCAGCTCACGTCCTCGACGCCGGCGGCCACCGCGGCATCCGGCAGCGTTGGCGCGGGGACGACGTCGGCGCGGTCCGACCACGTGCACGCGTCGCCGCAGCTGTCGAGTGCGACGCCGGCTGCGCTGGGCTCGGCCGGCGCGGGCGCCGGCACGGCGTCATCGCGGGACGACCACGTCCACCCGACGACGGGTCTGCTGCTGACGTCGGCGCTCTCGTCGTCGACGCCGGCGGCGGTCGCGAACGCCGGCTCGGCCGGCGCGAGCAGCAACGTGTCCAGGGCCGACCACGCGCACGGCCTGGAGCGCACGATCCAGATCAAGGTCATGGACGACAGCACCATGCTGACGACCGGCGACGGGAAGATAATCTTCTGCATTCCGTCTGATATCGGCGGGTGGAACCTCGTCGATGCCGACGCTTTCGTCACAACCGTGTCCAGCTCGGGCCTTCCGACAATTCAGATCCGCAATGTCACGCAGGCTGCGGACATGCTTACGACACGAATCACGATCGACGCCTCGGAGTTCACGTCCTACACCGCGGCGACGGCGCCGGTTATTGACAACTCCAACAAGGACGTTGCGACGGGCGACCTCATCGCGGTGGACGTCGACGTGGCGGGCACCGGCGCCAAGGGCCTCGGCGTGATCCTGCGGTTCGGGGCCTGACGTGACCATCGCGATCGATGGCACGACGCCGGCTGCGGTCGTTGTCGCCAGCGGCAACGCGGCCACGGCCAGTTTCACGGCGCCGTCCGGCGCGCTGCTGCTCGCGGTGGCCGACATGGGGTCGACGCTGGCTGATGGTGACGTCGGTAGTGCGATCTCCGACTCGGGCGGCCTGAGCTGGACTCTCGTCGACCGGCAGCGTGGCGCGGGCTACGACGAGGCTGTCATGTGGTGGGCGATTACCGGGTCCGCGACGTCGCGCACCGTCACCGCATCGGCGACCACGAACACGCTCTACAAGTTCCTCCAGACGCTGGTCATTACCGGCGCGCATCCCAGTGCGCCGATTGGCGCGAAGACCAAGGGCCAGATCGCGAGCGGCACGTTGTCTGCCTCGGTGACGAGCACGGCCGTCGGTTCGCTGGCGGTGGGCTCCTACGCCGACTGGAATGCCGCCGCGGTGCCGACGGCCGACGCGAACACGACGCGCCAGTCGGGCAACCAGGGCGCCTCGACCGGCGCCTGCCTGTACAAGACGGCGCTGTCCGGGTCGGTGGGCCAGTCGCTTGCGGTCGGGACCACCGCGCCAACCGCCAAGATCACTTATGTTCTCGCCGAGATCCTGCCGGCCCCCGCCGCGAGCACGTTCGTTCCGCGGATCACCATCTTCTGAGCGGAGTCTGAGTGGTCACGACCTGGACCAACCCGACGCCCGGCACGATGCTGAATGCCTGGGCTAACGGCACCGACGGCCTGAACAAGATTCTCGACCTGATCAAGGCCGGTCTGAACACGCTGGAGATCGCCATGGACGCGGGCGACGAGGCGACGGCCTCCGCTGCCGCGATCGGCATCGCGGGCGTCAAGGAGCTCGTGATAGCTACCGAGGTCGACCAGCGCGGCCTGTACATCAAGGGCGCCGTCGACACTGTCGTGAAGCACCTAATCCGCGTCGACGACTACCAGAACGCCGCCATCATGTGGCTGGCCAATGCCGGTGGGCTGTTTCTGAATGACGACCTGAGTTTGCAGCGCGACATCTCGCTGTCACCCCAGAACTGGCTGGACATCTACGGGAATAGGATAACGAACGGCATCGCCGAGTATTCCTACGCCGGCCCGCCCGGAAACAAACTGCCCTATATCGACGCGCTGCAGGAGCTTTACCAGGGCACCCGTGCGGGCGGCGCCGGGTCGTGGACCGTCGTGGGCGGCTCCGCTCCGGCCGTGGTCACTGGTAACGGCATCGCCGCCGTGGGCAGCCGCAACATCGTCAGGCTGACCGCGCCGACCACGTCGATGACGGCGCTGACCGGCGTCTCGGTTCCGGCGGTCGCCGGGCAGACGTACAGCTCCATCATCCACAGCAAGGCCGTCGCTACCGGCCGCAGCCCGCAGGCCGGCATCCGGTTCAAAGACGCGGGCGGCGCCACCATCTCGACCCTGCTCGGGTCCGGGACGGCGACGAACACCAGCACGTGGACAAAGATCACATCCGGTGGTCTGACTGCCCCTGCCAGTACCGCCAGTGCGGAGGTCGTCGCGTCCTGGCCGACGACCGTCGCGTCCGAGCAGCACTACCTGTCCGGCTGCGGCCTGTGGGACGGGACCGTGACCAGCTGGGCGCCGCCGGCCGTCGCCCAGCCCTGGAGCGGCCACGGGCAGACGGTCGCGGGCGACCGCTGGTGGCGGTCCGACACGCCATCGACAGCCCTCCAGCGGCTGTACGTCTGCACCACCGGCGGCACCCCTGCACAGCAGGTCTGGGCCGGGATCCTGTGACGCTGCTCGCCGGGCAGTACGGCGCTGGGACCTATGGCTCCGGGCCGTACGGCGGCGGCGTCCCGCGGCTGCCGCAGACCCATGTCCGGATCGCGTTTGACCGCGACGGCCAGGACCTCGGCGGGATCTGCACCGGCACCAACAGCACGCTCGAGGACCTCGGCGACTGGACCGAGGGCGCGAACACAACGCTGGAGCTCAACGACGCGACGAGCCGGGTCTACGCCGGGCATCACTCGGCGCGGCTGACCGCCGTCGGTGCCGGCGACATCTCGATGCTGATCTACGGCCTGGGTGACTCCACGGTCATCCAGCCGGGGCGGACGTACCTGATGTGGGGCCATGTCCGCTCCGAGACCGTCGCGCGCCAGGCCCGAGTTGTGCTGCTGTGGAAGTCCGGCAGCGACATCTTCCTGACCTCTGCGACGTCGGCGCTCGTCGTCACGTCGACGGACCGGTGGGCCCGGATCGGAGTGCTGGCGACGGCGCCGATCGCCGCGGAGCGGCTCGACATCGCCGTCGACGTGCTCGACTGCGGGGCCGGCGAGGTCCACTACGTCGACACGGTCGCGGTCGACGATGCGGGCACCGACGTCTCCGACGACGTGCTGGCGTGGGAGGCCGGCCTGTGCGGCCGGAACCACGAGCTCGACCAGACGACCGCCGGGTCCGCCACGATCAGGCTCTCCAACCTCGACGGCCGGTACTCGCCCGGCCGGATCCAGGGCGTCGCCCCCTACCTGGGCAACATCACGCCCAGGCGGCGGGTGTGGATCCTCGCGGAGTGGAGGGGCGTGCTGCACCCGATCTGGTCGGGCTACACCCGCCGCTGGGTGGAGATGGTCCCGACGGGCATCCCATCCGCGGCCGAGGTCACGGTCAGCTGTGACGACGGGTTCCGCTGGCTGACCGCGGCGACCGTCCTCGCGCCGTACACCGCGGCACTGCTGGCCGCTGTCCCGACGTCGCTGTACCCGCTGACGGAGCAGTCGGGGACCGAGGTGGTCACCGACAGCTCGACATGGTCGACCGCGGAATCGCCGGCGACGGCGCGGCTCCTGGTGTCGAAGTTCGGCATCGCGGGCACGGCGTTCGGGGCCGATACTGTGCTGCCCGAGCTGGCGACCGGCCGCAACGCCGACGGCGGCTCGACGGCGCTTGCGTTCCACCAGGACACGACACTGCCGACCGGTGCGGGCGCCGTGCTGGATGCCCGGTTCGCGCCCGGCATGGGTCCGTCTATCGCGTTCGGCGGTTGGTGTGTCGAGTTCTTGGCCTGGTTCGGCTCCGCGCCGCCAGCGGTCACGGACCGGGTTGTCATGCAGCAGGGCGTCGAGTACGCCGGCGGCAACCCGATCTCGGGATTCCGGCTAGTGCTCCACACCAGCACTGGCACGCTGACCGCGTCGACCGGCGGCAGCGAGACCGTCGCCACCACGGCGGCCAGCGTGTGCGACGGACGGGGGCACCACGTCGCGATCCGCTGGGTGCCCGGCGGCACCTGGGGCACGGCCAGCCTGGTACTCGACGGCGTGCAGGTCGGCTCGCTGGCCCTGACCGCAGACCCGCGGCCCTACGGCTCTCCAACGCTCTGCTTCTTCGGCGCCGCGTTCAACACGTTCCTGAACACGGCGGACTTCCGCTGGCAGGGACGCATGTCGCACCTGGCGTTCTGGTTCTTCGGCGCGCCCTCGCTCGCCGAGTTGGCCGACCGCTACGACCTGGGCGCCACGGGGCTGGCCGAGGAGGCCGACGGCGACCGGATCGCTGCGGTGCTGCAGCTCGCCGACTGGCCGGCCGAGGACACGGTCATCGACGCGGGGCTTACTCAGCTGCTGGCGCGCGACTGGTCGGAGACCAACGTGCTCGGCCTGTGCCAGGACATTGCCGGCTTCGGCGGCGGCGCGGTGGTGATGGACGCTCGCGGCGCGGTTCTCGCTCGCAGCCGGCACCGGTACGTCAACCGCGTCGAAGTCGGCGGCTGGTTCACCGGCACGGAGGACACGGACCCGACGCCGGACGACTGGACGCCGTGGATCGACGACAGCGGCGTCGAGAACGAGGTCGAGGTCGAGAAGATCGGCGGCGGCACCGTCACTGTCCGCGACCGGGACTCGATCGTCCGCTACGGCAAGATCAAGGGCGACACGATCCCGCTCGGCGCGGCGGACGATGACGAGTCGATCACCCATGCCCGCTGGCGGCTGAGCCGCACCGCCGAGCCGCAGACCCGTAACGACTCCGTCAGCTGGCTGCCGCAGGGCATCCCCGACCTCTGGGACCTGCTGCTGCCGCTCGGGTTCGGCGACCGGATCGTGCTGTCCGAGCTGCCCGACGTCGCGCCCTACGACCTCGTCTCCGAGGTCTATGCCGATGATTACGGCGACTACGGCCCGGAATACGACGCGCTGATCGGCCGCGTCTCCCACGCCTTCACGGGGGGTGAGGCCGGGACGTGGACGGTGACCGCGCAGCTGGAGCCGGCGGTCATCGACGAGATCGGGGTGTGTGACGACGACCGGTACGGGATCGCTGACGATGATCGTTGCATTGCGGGGTACTGATGACTGCCGTCCCGTCCCTACCGACCTGGGCCTACAAGGACAAGGTCACCAGTGCCAAGCTGCAGCAGATGGCCGACGTGGCGTCGTTCCTAATGTCGCCGCCCTACTGCAAGGTCACGAGCACCGTCGTCCAGTCGCTGCCGGACAACACGACGACGGCGCTGGTCTGGAACTCCGCCCTTGCCGACGACCTGGGCATGTGGGACTCGGGCAGTCCGACCCGGATCACGGCGGTGTACCCCGGCAACTATGTCGTGCTGCCGGTGGTCGAGTTCGGCTCGAACGCGTCCGGTTCCCGCCGCGTCGACATCCGGATCAACGGGTCCAGCCTGGACGGCTCGGTCCGCCGCTCGGCGCTCGGCGCCAGCCCGGAGGGTCTGCCGATGGGCAACATCGTCCACCTCGCCGCGGGGGACTACATCGAGATCCTCGCGACGCTGACGAGCGCGGGCGGCCCGATCGACACCGGGCTGAGCGGTTTCGACCCAAAGGTCTCCGTGCTCTGGGTGCGGGCGTGACCGACCCGCAACCGCGGCCACCGGCCACCGACCCGAACTTCTTGCTCTGGCGCGAGGTCGACATCGTCACTACTTGACATGAGGGGACATGCGCCGATGGCGAACCAGACCGGCGGGGGCACTGCGGGACTGGCTGCTGCTGGCCGGGTAGCGGCATAGCCCATGGTGGTCCTGTACGCCCTCGGCGGCGCGCTCGTCGGTTCGCCGCTGCTGGTCGACGCCGCGGAGGGCAGCCGCGGGCTCGGCCTGGACACCCTCGTGCAGACCGGTGTCACGGGCAGCCTTGCCGCCGTGCTGCTCGTGTTCGCCCGCACCGCCTACCTGCGTGAGACCCAGCGGGCCGACCGGCTCGAAACGCAGCTCGGCGACCTCAACAGGACGGTTCTGGACCGGTACGCCGGTGCACTCGCCGAGGCGGCGCGCGCCGTCGCGGACGCGACGGACGCGCTGAGCCGGGCCAGGCGCGATGGATGACCCGGGCCGGCTGGCCACCGACGCCGAACATGCCCGCCACCGGCTGAACGCGCTGGCGGACCAGCTCGACGACATGGTCCGTCGACTACGGCGGGAGATCCGCCTTCTGGACGAACAGGGGGGTGGGGGCGGTGAGCGAGCCGATGAGCGGCGAAGCGGGGGCGACTCTGACGCAGGCGGTTGAGGATCTCGCGGGCGCCGTCAAGGCGCTGCGAGCGGACCTGGGTAAGCGGACCCGGCGACTGTGGCGTTGGGTCCTGTCGGTCGCGGCCGTCGGGGCTGTGGCGCTCACGGTGGTGATCGTGTATCTGACGACGGCGGTCGTGGATCTGAGGCAGAACGAGCGGGCGGCCTGCGTCGCGTTCGCCGGGGTCGGGAATCCGGCGCTGCTGCGCCCGGACGCGAGCCCGCTGGCGCGGAAGATCGTGGCCGATCACGCGGAAGCTGCGCGGACTCTGGGGTGCGAGAAGTGACCGGCGACGGCCCGGATGTGACTCGCCATATGCGATGGGACCAGCACGTCGACGCCAGCGTCGAGGCGACCGGTCGGGGCCGCTACCCGCGGCCCGAGCTCGCCGAGATCGACCAGGACATGTCTCGCCTCGCCGACGCGGCCGACCGGCTGGGCGTGTGGCTGCTGGTCGTCCTGCTCGCCCTCGGCTGCGTCGTCGTCGTCGTGCTCGGCGCGGTCCTGTGACCGTTCAGCCGGCGCGGTGCTGCCCGGGTACGCGTCGATCCGCCAGCGCGGCCATGACGTCCGCGCGCCGCCACCGACTGCCGGCTGGCGCGGGCAGGATGCCGCGCTGGACGTAGCGGGTGACACTGTCGGGCTGGACGCCCCACAGTTCGGCGACCTCGGCCCGGGTCAGCCAGTCGTCAACGCCAGGGGCGAACCACAGAGTCTGGTCGAGCCAGTGCTGACGGGTCTCGGCCTGCAGCCGCGCCAGGGCAGCGAATCCGGGGGTCAGGCTCAGGATCGGGCCGCCGATGCCGTGCTCGGCGAGTGTGGCGGCGAGTTCCGCCCGGGAGACCACGTGGACCGCTTGGGCGATCACGCCGAGCACCAGGCTGCGTCGCTCGGCTTCCTCCCACCGCTCATCGTCATGGTGCGCCACGGCGAGCGCCGCACGCAGCTGCGCGTCGGTGAGGTCGGCGGGCCGGGTAGGAATCTCGGCATCCTCGGCGGTGACCTCGCTTGTAGCGGGCTCGTCGTCGGCGGCGAGGATCTCGGCCTGTCGATCCTCCGGCAGCTCGCGCAGCACCTCCTTGGCCAGGACGAGACCGTGCTCGCCGAGGCTGCGGTTGTCGATCCACCAGCGGGCGTCAGTGTGGCGCGCGGTCATCTCGGCGATGATGAGCCGGGCCTGTCCGGGCACGGGCGTCAGCTCTGTGGTGATGGCGACGATTGCCTTCTCGCGCAGGGCGAGCGCCCAGGCGATCTGCTTCTCGGTGCCCGTGAGGGCGGGGAGCCCGTCGACGACGGCGTGGTCGGCGGCCTCGGCGGTCGCGGCCTCGCGGGCCTCGGCGCGGGCGGCGGCCTGGCAGTCGGGGCAGGGCCTGTCGCCGCGCCGGTTCGCGCGGGCCTGGCGGGTGTCGGACGGGCCGTAAATCTGGGTGCGGCTGTCGTGTCCGCAGGTGTGGTGGATGTCGTACCAGGCCATGTCGTCCCCCGCTCGTGCTGTCCGGCTCAGTAGGACAACAGTAGCGCCCCGGACTCCTCCTGTACAGCCCAACCGGACAGGAGGTGCCGTGACCGCTCAGCCGCGCGGCCCGTGGTGTGCCGCGCGGCACTCCCGACACCGGCACCGGTGGTACCGGTAGCCCGTCGGCGTCCCGTGTGGCGTGTCCGTCGGTGCGGCGGCCCGGTAGGCGTCGTCCAGCTCGTCGGCGAACCCGTCGTCGCGGACGGCCCAAGCGGACACGAACTGCCGGGTGAGCCCTACGGCCTGCGCCGCGTCGGCGAGGGTCACGCCTTTCGCGACGGCTTCCAGAACGCTAGCGCGGGTCTCGGGCGGGAAGGTGTCGGCGGCCCGCTCCTCGCGGATGCGCCGGGCCTCTGCGGCGTGGCCGGCGCGGGCGTCGTCGTCGCGCTCGGCGGCGCGATAGCGGCTGTGTGGCTGGCGCGCGTCGATGCTCACGCGTGGCCTGCCGGGCGCAGTTCGCGGCGCTCGACGAGGTCACCCTCATCCTCGGCGCGGGCGAACTTGTCGGCACCCAGCTCGGTCCCGGACGTGAGGCAGAGGCGGGCGGCGTCGAGGACGTCGTCGACCGTCGGGATCGTCCCGGCCGGGGTGACGATTTGCACGGACCATTCGAGCTGCGTCCGGCCGTCCTCCTGCTCGGCGAGCAGATCGACCGTGGTGACCGTGTGCCAGGGGTCACTGCCCGCGGCGAACGCGTCGTACTGGGTGGATGGCCCACCGAACTGGAGCCACCGGGGCTCGTCGTGGTCGAGGTTCAGGCAGTGCAGCGGGACGCCGTCAACCCGGGAGCCAAGGAGGGCGACGGTAAGGCGGTCCATCTGCTCGTCGGTGAGCCGCTCGTCGGTGTACTTCCTCATCGCGTTCCCCTCTCACTCGCCCCACGATCGTGGGGACGACGTTACCCCACGACCGTGGGGAGCGCAACCCCACGAGCATGGGGAGGCGACATGACCGGCCCGCCCTGGCCGACGCGCTACCCGGGCGCCGCCTGGCGGCCGGTACGGAACTCCAGCACCGGCTTCCTGCTCCCGCCGCGGGGTCTGATCCCGCACGTCCAGCAGGGCAACGGCTCGCTGTACGCCATGTTCAACAACCCGGACAGCAACGCGTCCAGTCATCTGTGGCTGTCGAAGCGGGGCGCGTTCGAGCAGTACGTCGACCTCACCCGCAAGGCGTGGGCGCAGGCCGCCGGGAACCCGTACTGGATCTCGGTGGAGTGCGAGGGCTTCACGGCCGAGGACTACACCCCGGTCCAGCTCGCCCGGCTCGCCGAGCTGTACGCGTGGGGGATGTCGGTCTACGGCTGGCCGGCACAGGTGACCGACGACCCGGGCGGCCGTGGTCTCGGTGCGCACCGGATGGGCGGGGCGGCGTGGGGCGGCCACTCGTGTCCTGGTGACCTGCGTGCCGACCAGCGCCCAGCGATCCTCGCCGCGGCGCGCGGCCTGACCGGCGGCGCGACCGCCCAGACAACGGGAGACGACATGGAGATCGCCGACCTGGACCGGGTGGCCACCGCGCCGGGGCAGGTGTCGTTCGGCGGCACGGTCAAGGAGACCTTGAACGTCGCCCAGCACACTTACAACGCCGCCGCCGCCGCGGCCAACTCGGCGAAGGCCGCGTCCGACTCGGCGGCCCGGATCGAGGCGTTCATCGGCTCCCTGCCCGGCAACCTCCCGGCGCCGGTCACCCTGGCCGTCCTCTTCGACGCCGTCGACGCCCTGCCGCGGGCCGAGCTGGCGGCGCTCACCAACCACTGCGTCGGCCGACTAGCCGACTCGTCTGGAGGTACATCGTGAAGCTCAAGTACGAGCCCGTCGCCATCCTCGACTTCGTGAAGGCGCTGCTGGCCGTGATCGGCACGGCGGGCGTCGTGACGATCGACGACGCGCTGACTCAGGCGATCCTGGGCGTCGTCTCGGCCGTCCTGTTCTTCTGGACGACCGTGTCGACCCGGAAGCGGGTGACGCCGACAGCGAAGCTGCCGGACTCGTACCGGTAGCTCCCGCACGCCGAAGCCGCCCCGTCCTCGCCTCACGGCGGGGCGGGGCGGTTTTCGCGCGCCCGGGGTCAGTTCTTCGGCGGCCTGCCGCGCCGCGGCTCGAACCCCTCCAGCCACTTCTCCACGTCCCGCAGCAGCCACAGCCGCATGTGGATCCTGCCCTCGCGTGGGTACGTGATCAGCGGCTCAGGGAACCCCTTCCGGGAGGCCACGAACTCTGCGTATGACCTGGTCAGGAGATGGTCGCGGCCGGCGCTGAGCAGCCCGCGCAGCTCCTGGATGCCGACGAGGGTGTCGATGTCGTGCTGGGAGTAGCGCAGCGCATCGGCGTCATTGTCCGGGTCCGACATCCGGCGCACGGTAGGACTGCACTGTTGTACAGCACAGCGCCACAGTGGCCGTTGTGCAGTGCAGCCGCGTCCGCCCGGCCGTGCCACCGGGCGGACGCGGGGTGTGCGACGCCGGCCGGCGCCGTTGGCGGCCGGCGCCAGCTCAGCGGGGCTCGCCGCCCTGGCGTCCGTGTGAGTCGGGCCGGACGTGGGCGGACGCGACGGCCATACCGTCTGGGGGCTCCTCGGTGCGGACGCACGTGACGTCCGCGGCCAGCTTGAGGATCTCCAGCACGTCGGCGCACTCGTCGGTAGTCCCGACGACCACCACGACGGCCGTCATCCGCCGCACTCCCCGGGCGGTGGTGGCACGTCGGAGTGGACGTACACCCGCACCTGCCCGGGAACGTCGCGGGCCGGTGCGGGCTGGCTGACGTGGGTCACGGGCAGGACGAGCCGCAGCGCTGCGACCGCGTCGGCGACGTCCTCGGGTGCGCCGACCACGCGGATGCGTAGCGGCGGCCCGTCGTCGCGGCCGGCGTCGCCCGCGCCTCGCGCTGGCCGGCGGGCGATCCCTGTGTGCCTCGCTCCGGTGACGGTCCGGCTCACCGGCCGGCCCGCCAGGGTGCGCCGTCGCCGGCGTACTGCGGCCAGATGCCGTAGTGCCAGTCGTAAGGCGGCGGGGTGGTCTCGGTCTGCGCGGCGCCGGCCGGCTCGGTCTCGACGGCCTGCTCCGGCGGCGGGCATGATGTGTCCAGTTCCATCGGCGCGGCTCCTCGCGTCGTGCCCCGGGCGGCTGGCAGGCCGCACCGGGGTTTCTTCGTTTTGGCGCTCGTCTGTGACGGCGCGCGACTCATCGGGCACCGTAGCGCGCTAGTGGACGGTTGGGAAGACGAGAGGGTCTGACCCACCGTCCGCACCCCAGTGTCAGGCCCGTGGGTGCGGACCGTGGGCCAGCGGCGTACGCCGACGAGCTGGTCACCTTCGGCGAGGTCCGCGCCGCACTCGGCGTCGCGAAGTCCCGCGCGTGGACGATCACGAGGGACCGCGACTTCCCGGCGCCCTGGTTCGTGTCGGCGGACGGGCAGATCCGGCTCTGGCGCCGGGCCGAGGTGGAGACCTGGTTCGACGCCAACCGGCCCGGCTGGCGAGGCAAGAGCTGATCCGGCCAGGCTGCGATCAGCCCGAGCCTGGGCGTGCTGTCCGTCCGGTGCCTGAGCAAGCCGCGCAGTGTGCAACCCCGGACCTGGTCGCTACCGACGACGTACCCCCGCACCCCACGCACGGGTCGTAGTCACCGCTGGTCGTGGCGTCCTGCAGCGACCGCATCGCGACCTTGGTGCCGAAGAACCGGCGGGTGTGCGGGTCGGGGCTCTGCAGGTGCGCGTCGATGTCCTCCTGTCTGGAGGACCAGAAGTTGGCCATCAGTTGCTCCTGCTGTCACGCGCCGCGCGGGCCTGGCGGACCGCCTCCTGCTCGTCGGGCGTCAGCGTCGACAGGTCGGCTCCCCATGCCTCGGCAGCGTCCGCCGTGTCGGCGATGTTGTCCTCGTGGGCTCTCCGCACCGCGGCGTCGCGGTCGGCCTGGGTGCGCCTCTTGGGCGGCATGGCAGTCTCCTTCGGGGGTTAGGTGGGCGGAAGGCGAGTTAGGTTCCTAATTCGGCGAGTGAGGTGGCCCGCGTCCGCTCTGACCTGCGCGAATGATGTGAGTTAGGTCCGCGCGGCCAGTTAGCCCGACCATCCCGGACCCCCTCCAGGGCGCCCCTGCCGATACCTGCGCGGGCCTCACTCGGCGTCCCGGGCGAGCGCGCCGCGCACGGCGATGGCGGTCCGGACCGCGGCCGGGTCGAGCGGCCACAGGTTGCCGGTGCTGGGGACCTTCACGCCCTCCTCGGCGAGCCACTCGCGCAGCTGGACGCCGGTCAGGTTCCGGTACGCCGGGTGGTCTGGCGCGAGTTTCCGCAGCCGGGCGGGCACGTCGGCGCTCTTGATGGGCTCGGTGCCGAGCACGAGGTCGAGATCGTCGAGCAGGTCGCGCGGCGCCTCGACATCGACAGGGCTCGCGGTGTCGACCGGGTCGCGCCGGGCCTTGGCCCGCTCGGCGATCTCGGTTGCCTCGTCACCGTCGATGTAGTGGGTGCGGACGGTCATGGACGCGGCGCCCGTTGGGAGCGGCACGCCGTCGCCGGTGACGACGAGCGTGCCCCGGTCGAGGCCGCGGCGCAGCTTGTGGGGTGCGGCGCCGCCATCGACGGCCGCCTCGCCGAGCGCCATCCGGGCCTGGGACTCGGTGCCGACGAACAGGCTGGCCCGGATGTGGAACGCCTCCCGGACGATCTTCGGGAGGTTGTCGTTCGTCGGGTCCTGGGTGCCGAGGTCGATCGTGACGTTGACGGCGCGCCCCTGGTTCTGGATCTGCCGCACGGCCTGGAAGAACCGGCTGCGCGCGCCGCGCCCGCCGTAGGGCCTGCCGTCCTCGCCGACCTCCGGCGACATGAACGCGATCTGCGCCTCGTCGACGACAATCTTCAGCGGGTGCAGGCCGGAGCCGGCGCGGGCCATCTCCCGGGTGACACCCTTGGCGGTGGCCATGTCCTGGACGGCGAGGGTCCGCCGGTTCATCTCGGCGACGCCGGCCTCGACCATGTGCGTGACCGCGACGACATGCTCGTCGGTCGGCCCCTCGATGAGCACGGTGGCCAGGCCGCGGAACATGCCCCAGTCGCCGATGCCCTTCAGGTCGCCGATCCAGAACTCGACGGACGGGTCGAACGCGAGCCACAGCAGCAGGGCGCGCAGGGCCGCGGTCTTGCCCTGGTTCGACAGGCCGGTGACAAGCATGTGGCACTGCTTGAGCAGCAGCGCGACGGCGTCGCCGCGCAGGTCCTCGCCCCAGGGTGCCCGGCCGGTGTAGTAGTCGGCCTGCATGTCCTGGTCGTACACGAGCGGCGACGGGCCGATCGGCTCGTCGAGCGCGCCGGGGTCGGCGATCCAGGCACGGATGGTGCGTGCCCTCTTGGGGATCGTCAGGTGCAGCTCGTGCTCGTGGCGGTACAGGTTCTCGGCCAGCTTCGAGTGCCGTTTGCGCACGTCGGCCGTCTCGGTGCCCGAGGGCAGGGCGATGTCGAGCTCGACGCCGCAGCCGGCGACCTTGATCAGGCTGAGCATGCCGGCGCCGTGGTCGGGCATCGCCTTGATCTTCTTGGTGAGGTCGGAGATCCCGAGGTCGCGCAGGGCGGTGACGACCAGCGACGGCGTGATCGGCACGTCTTCGTGCTCGCTGGCCAGCGCGGGGGACAGCCACCCCGGCATGACGCCATCGAGCCGGCCGGCGTGCCACGTCCCGTACAGCCAGCCCGGTACGGCCAGCGCGACGGCGACCAGTAGCCCGATCACGACGGCCGTCGCGCCCCAGTGCACGACGGCAGCCCAGAACGACCACCAGTCCGACCAGTCCCAGCCGGCGGGATGGGTCGCGGCGACGACGATCCCGCCGCCGCCCACGAACACCCCGCCGCTGCCGGCGGCCAGGCCGGCACCGACCGCCAGGCCGCCGGCAGCCGCCGGCAGCTCGCGCAGGCGTTGCCGGCGGCCGGACCGGATCGCGTCGAGACGGTCGATCCAGACGCCAAGCGCCTCCCGGTCGCCGGCTGCCCGCGCCGTCCGGATCTGCTCGCGGATCGCCGCATGCGTCAGGGCGTCCCAGGCGCGTCGGCCGATGACCAGATGGCCCCGACCCATCCGCCACACCGTCCGCAGCGCCCACCGTGGCAGCCGGCCCGGCCCGGCCGGCTCACCGTCGCGCGGCTTGGGCCGGCCGAGGACGTAGACCCGGCCGTCCTGGTCGCCGGACCACCACCGGCCGACGGGCCGCCAGGGCAGCAGCCGGCCCGGCCGGCGCCGCTCGACGGCGCTGCCGGCAGGTGCGGCAGCGTCCGGCCCGGCGGGCTCGACGACGCCGACGATGGGTATCCCGTCCTGGTCGACCTCCATCGGTATGAGGGCACGTGTCGACCTCTCGGCCGTCACCTGCCGTCCTCGCCGTCCGCGGCCGGCAGCCAGACGGGTGGCCACGGCAGCCCAGCTAGCGCGCCTGCGATCCGGTCCGCGGCGGGCCTGCGGACCTCGAGCCGGAGCGCCAGGGCGGCGTCCTGGATTTTCGGCCTGCCGGGGGCTGCCGGCAGGTGCCGCAGGTGGCCGGCGATGGTCGCCAGGTGCGGCACCGCCAGCGCCGCGGCGACCGGGTCATGCTCACTGTCATGCGAGTTGGCATGATCGAGGCTCGCGACGACGAGCCAGGCCAGGGTTACCCGGCCGTCCGGGCAGACGAGCCGGTCGTCCGGGTCGAGGTCGCCGAGCAGGGCGGCAGCCTGCGCGACGGTCAGCCCGGTTGTCAGGGTCAGGGTCCGGATCTGCGGGTCGCTCATCGGATCGGCGCCCCGTCCCAGTCGGGCGGCGGGAACCATGGCGACGGGTCGACCCGGCGCGACCAGACCGCTGCGCCCACCGCCGCCCCGGCGAGGGCCAGGACGACGGCGGCGAGCAGCACGCCCGTCACGGGGGTCAGGGCGACCGCGAGCAGGAGCAGGGCGAGGCGGGTCATACCGGCCCCTGGCGTCGGTCGTGGAACCGGCCGTCGAGCGGGGTCGGCCAGAACACGTCGAGCTGAGGGTGGCGCCGGTCCCGCGCGTCACTCTCAGCCGGCGTGATCTCCATTTCGTGATCCCACGGCATGTGCTCGAAGGATCGCGGCGGCATGCCGTTGCGCCGCTTGCGCCCCACCTGGCTCGTGCCGGCGTGGCGGACGTCCTTGACGCGGGCACTCTCGTCGCTGTGGGCGCCGCGCGCCGGTTCGGGGGTCGGCTCGGGCTGCGAGCCGCGGCGGCGGAACCTCACCGGGCACCGTCCCCGCTGCGCCGCCGGAGCCCGGACACGGGCACGCGCCAGCGCTCGGGCGGGGTGAGGTCGGGCTCGTCGTCGCGGATCTTCCCGGGCCAGGTCTCGGCCGGGTTCGGGTCGAAGGGCGCAGAGGTCTGGCGCCCGGCGTCGTCGTCGTGCAGTGTGTCGCACACGGTCGATCACTCCGAGGTAGGTCGGGTGTGGTTGGCCTAGGCCCCGTCCCGGTGCTCGCTACACCGGGCGGGGCCGCCTTACGGGTGGGTGGCTAGTGGGGCCTGCCAGGCGGATCGGGCAGCATCTCGGCGCGAGCGAGGACGGCATGCGCGGTGCGCAGCTCGGTGTCGGCTCCGTCGTCGGTGCGGCGGCGGGACTTGACCACGTCGCCCTGGGCGTCCGCGATCTGCAGGTCCTTGGGCCAGTGCGAGTCGTTGGTCATCTCTCTCCTTGGGGTGGTGGTTCTGCCCGGCGCCGGAGGGGAAGGCCGGCGCCGGAGGTCAGTGGCGGTCGCCTACGGGCACGATCGAGATCCGGAAGTCACCACCCTTGGCGAAATGCACCGCCGTCCGCAGCTCGTCGTAGAGCCGCTGCGCACGGCACGGGTCGCACAGCGCCATGATCTTCAGCGCGCCCACGGCGCCCTTGGGGTCATGCGCTTTGAGGGCGGCGTGGATGAGGCGCTCCAGCACGTCGGGGTCGGACGCCCAGTCGGGGAGTGCCATCGGGGTCTCTCCTGTCGGTGGCTCGTGGTATGGCGCCCGGCGCCGGTGGGGGAGTCCGGCGCCGGGCGGTCAGCGCCCGCCGTCCCGCCACGTGGCGGGGCAGACCCATCGGGGGGTTGGCCGTGCGATGCGGCGCTGCACCGATCGGTGGCCGTATCCGCAGGACGGGACGGCGGGGGTCTCAGAACAGCGGCCGGCGGCGCATCCAGCGCCACCGTGGCCGCAGGCGCAGGTGGCCGCACTCGCAGGCGCGCACGGGCCGGATCACGCCGGCTCCCGCAGCCGCAGCTCCGACACCGGCCAGCGGTGCCGGTCGAGCCGCCCCGTCCGGTCCGCCGTGTAGATCACCAGCACGGTGGTCTGGCGCCCCGCGTGGCCGGTGATGGTGCGCGTCGATACCGGCTCGCCGTCGACCATGCCGTGCCGCCACCAGCCGGCGTGCCGCGCCCAGACGAGCGTCTCGGGCGCCAGCATCGATCCGAGAGCGAGACCCCGCCCGGGCGCACTGTGGCCGTCACGGACCCGCACAGCGGCAGTGGCGTCGAGCGTCACGCCGACGGGCAGGACGATCGGCGCGTCGGGCCCGCGGAACAGGGTCACGGTCGGCGCGGACAGGTCACCCCACGGGGACGGGTCCTTGACTCGGCCGAGCTGGGCCAGCGCGTCGCGGCGGCTCACCGGGCACCTGCCGTCTCGGTCCGGCGGCGGATCTCGGCGATCCACAGCTCGTCCAGCTCGGCCCAGGTGGACCAGTTCTCCTCGCTCCGGTTGAAGCCGTACTCGTCGCTATCGCCGTAGATGCCGAGATCTTCGAGTCCGAGCATGTAGGCGTCATCGGTCCGGAACGGCGGCCCCGCGAGCTTCGCCGTCCAGAGCTGACCAAGTGGGCAGTCACGGCCGCTAGCCAGGTCCAGCTTCCGCAGGTCGATCTCCGCTGCCCAGCCGGGCCGCTTCTCGTCCAGCAGCGCCGCACCGCGTGCAACCCGCTTGGCGGCCGTCACGACCGCACCTCGACGCCGATCTCGGCCAGCCAGGCGCGGGCGTCGGCCTGCTCGGTGTCGTTCTGCGGGTTGACCGTGGTCGCCACTCGGGCCGACAGGCCGTCTCGGATAACCCTCACCCTGAGGTGCAGCCAGCCGCTGGAGATGTTCGCCGTGACCTCTCCGTCGGGCAGGAGTCCGGCGACCGCGCGCAGGTGGCCGATCGGGTCGTCGAGTGGCGGGGGGCAGACGATCAGCTCGCCGGTGCGCCGGCTGAGCGCGAAGCCGGTGCTGTGGAGGTGCTCTCCGAGCTGCTCGACGAGCTGGGCGGCAACCTTCCCGGCAGGACTGTCCGGGTCGACGTCGACGAGCGAGGGCTCCTCGGCCGGCGTCGGCGCGGCCTGCGCGTCGAGCAGCTCGGCGATGCGCCGCTGCGCTGTGTCGAGGAGGGACTGTCGGCGCGCGGAGACGGCCTGCGCCCGGTCCAGCTCGGCCTGGAGCGCCTCCGCGCGGGCCCGCCACTGCTCGGCCCGGTCGGTCTCGCTGCCGTCGCCCGGGCCGGTCGTGTCCGGCGCGGCGGGTGCCGGCGGCGTGGGGGGCAGGACGAGCACGGCGCCGTGACGCTCCAGATCCGAGAGCGTCCAACGGGCGTCGTCCGTGCCGCCAGCCTCGATCCACGACGGGTCGATGCGGTCGGAGGCCGGCGAGATCCGGACGAGGTCCACGGCTGGGCTGCCGTCCGATCCGGGCTCGGCCGGGATGCGGGCGAGGGCGCCGACGGGTGCTGTCTCCAGCGTCCAGCCGGCCGGCGCGGCGGGCCCTCGTCCGAGCGCGACCATCGCGGTGTCCAGGCAGGCCCGCATGCCCGCGATCCGCCCGACCACGTCGTCAACGTCTCCGGATCTGTGGGCGTCGAGCGCGGTCTGGGCGACGGTCATCAGCTGGGTGCGGACGTCTTCCCAGTCGGACAGGTCCCAACCGTGGATGTCGTCGGTCGTGCGCGGTGTGGTGGGTGGTGCGTCGGTCTGGGTCGCCGGGCCGTCCGTCATGGTGATCCCCCTGTCGGGCGCCACACGGGCGCCACAGCCCAACGTGATGTTGGGCCAGGCAGGTCAGGTCACGATCCCTACAACCTCGTCA